GGCAACGGCAATCCCGGCAACGGCAATCCCGGCAACGGCAACAATGGGCATGGCAATGGGGACCAAAACGCGCCGGGTAACTCTGGCGGAAACAACAACGCCGAAAACAGTGACAACTCCGGCAATGGTAACTCTGGTCAAGGCATCGGTGGCTCCGGCGTAGGTAACAGCGGAAACGGTAATAACGGCCAAGGTAACGGCGACCAAGGCTCACCGGGTAACTCCGGCGGCAATGGTGGAGGCAATGGTAACTCCGGCGGCAATGGTGGAGGCAATGGTAACTCCGGCGGTAACGGCAACGCTGGTGGTAATGGTAACTCCGGCGGTGGCAAGAAATAAGGGAATAGTACGCCCCGCCTAACGGCGGGGTGTACAGCCTTACACAGCAGGTAGCAGACAAAATATACACATAAGGCTTGACGAATCATTCTTCAGCCATTATGTATTTCTCAACTGAACACAGGAGGAACCAATGTCCCAAGAAACTAATCAACTGATCGACATGCTATACACTGCGAACATGGATGTGAGACGATTGACCGACGAGAACACACGTTTGGCTCAGAGACTCACCGCAGCGCAGAGCGATTTGCAGTATGCACAAAATCTTGTAAACACTGGGGAACTGGCAAAATATATCGCCACTACAGCTTCTGGTCTTATTGATGCCATCAAGGCATACCGCCGCATCACAGGTTATGGACTGAAAGTATCCAAGGAAGCCATCGAAGAGTTTTGGGTGGGCTGACATGGAACAGGCATTACGTATTGCAAAGAATCAATTGATCAATCTCCTGAAAGACGCTGGGATCGTACTTGACCCAGACGATATGATTGTTGGTGGTGTTGTTAGGGATATTCTTCTCGGTAAAGAATTTGGGGACATCGACGTTTATTCACCTACGCGTCAGGGGTCCAATGTGACATTTTTGCCACAGTATTGGGATCGTGTCAACGTTAAGTTCACAGACAAGACCCACGGCGGAATTGAATACATGAATGCAGTCTACAAGATGGGTGGGCTGACCATTGACCATAAATTCTATCCGCAGTCTGGATTAATGGCGTGTGAAGATGTTGAGCATCTGTTCATGGCGAGCATATGCCAGTGTGCGTACTCTCCTATGGAGGGGGTTTATGTGTCTAAGGCATTCCTCAAGACTATCCAGAACAAGACGGTTACGTTTGACAGGGCGGTACCAAACTGGAACGAGACAGACGGTCGGGGAGCAAACCACCACAGAGATAAGTTGATGGCAAAATTCCCCGATTATACCTTCGATAAGTTGCCAGCGGCTAAGGACACTGTCAATAAGACAAACACCAGCAGGCTACCAACCTCTGACGAGGTCTATGAATCAGAGAAAAATAAGCGGGCTTACGCCGCCTATGTCAACGGGGACGACGACGACTATGGAAGCTGATATGGTACACATACGCACCAATCGCGGCTACTGGCGTGATGGTGGGCATGGATATTGTAGTGAACCCGCTGACGCGGGCCTGTTTGAACGCACAGACGCTGAAGACACAATAAAAGACCTTGGCCCGGAATTCAACGCCAAGCTCGTAGCTGTAAAGGAGTCAAAAATGTTTACCCAAGGACAAGAAGTTTACAACAGCACCGGAGAGAAGTTTTTCTTTGACCATGTGCACGGCAACTCCGCTTACGTGTATCCAATTGTGGTTGTTCAGAATATTTATGACGGTGGATACGAAGAAGACGAGGTTGCGGCTGAACATCTATTTGAAATACTGATGAAAAACTTGCAGGCACAACCACCGGTTGCAGCCATTGAAAAATCTATCGTCAATCTACGTGAGGAGAAGGCCGAGGCAAAAAGGCATTACACGAACTTCGGCAAAGTTCTATTGTGGCCCGGAGAGAACTGGTGGAGCATGAAAAAGACTTGACCACATGGGAGAAGGAACACCCCATGTTCAAGGAGATTTTGGCACTGATGCGCGGCGAAGAAATGTATGCCTTGGCGTTACCGCCGTGGACTCACACATATCACATGCCCACAATTATGCAACAGAATGACATGCGTGTGTTGACGCTTAAAAACGTCGGTATGGGAACGTTCAAATGGATCGGACATTGGAATAAAGATTCTTGGGGTTCTGATGTTGTAACTGAAGTTGTCGAGTTTTTTGCTACTGAGAAAGAGTTGAACAAAGCTTTGGAGGTTTTGTGGATTTATGTACTGGAAGCGTTTGAAAAGCGTGAATCAGGCATAAAATTTGGCCCCGGATACGTTACAGGCAAGATCGTAAACTACGCACAGTTGGAGAAATGGGTTGACAAGTTCCCATGCCTTGTGATACCAGACAGCGTGGAAGAGGACCGTGCGGCGTATACAGACGCCAACAAGAAACGTCTGATTGAAGACGCGCGGGCAAAGTTGGAAGAATTGGAGGGAAAATGACTGGCAGCGCACAAGTAACACTGCATCGTAATGTAGGCGGTGCAGCGGTGATGATTCCTGTTGACTTCGGCGCTGGCATTGAGTATGTCAAGGTTGGGATGCAGATCGTATCCGCGCCGAAGAGTTACAAAGATACCGCAGAGCACCGCACACGCTTGGAAGAAGCCTTCAAAGCGGCGTTGCATGATCCTGTTGATGTTACCATCACAGGAAAGAGTGCCAAGAAACATAGGCAACTACTCCACGTTGCGCTTGCGACAATTGTTGAGTGGAAAATGAAGGGTAAGCCATGATAGATATCAAACGGGCCGTGTCAGCGAGGAGGGTTGTAAGCTTCTCCCACTATTGCAATGGAGAGTTGTGGTACATGACTGAACATGGGGATAGGTTCCCTGTCCCTGTTTCGGAGGCTGGCACAGCCACATTTAACAACACAGAAAAAGCAATTCTATTCATGCGCTACATGCGCAAATGGAATGCTGCAATTAAGGAGGGACGCGTCGATGTGGATTGAATTTGACATCGTAGATTCAGATGGAAAGGTCACAAGGGTGCCAATCAATATGGACACCATCGTTCTTTTTTCCCCCATCGACGATTCCGCATATCCGAAAGCCAACTCCATTCTATATCCGAGTGGGGGACAGTTTACTTCATTGCCAGTAACGGCAATTTATGAGACAATCAAGGAGAGTCTAAATGTCTGATTTTATTACTATCGAAGTGGTTTCGTTCACACCAGAACAACGAGGACAACCATCACCAGAGTTCCCACAAGGGGAAGTTGTGGCACCAGCAAAGCACAACACGTTTGACATGTATGTGCGCCCGGAACACATCGCCGCCACAAACATTGTGGAAGAAGGGCCGACGGAGTCCGTCAACAGTATCGTGTATTTCTCGTCGGAATCCGCCTTGAAGCCAGTGCTGTCTACAGCATCACCTGAAGACGTTGTACAAGCGGCGGACGATGGCTTGAGCTTCTGATGCGTGATATCATCAGCGTATTTGTGCTTATCCTCCTGTTGTCTCTGATTATAAACCCAGAGGCAACGGGAGAAACCTTACGCGGCACTTGGGATAGCTTCAACAGCGGATTAAGTGGAGACGACTATTGACATAGTCGCCCACCACCCTTATATCAGTTCCAACAGAAACACAGGAGGAACTGAAAATGAGCACCATCACACACACAACCATCACCGTAACAAGTGAATTAGACCATGAATTTTGGGCCATGCGGTATGCCGCAGTTGATATCTTCGGCGAAAGCGTATCACAACCGGCGCAAGGTACCGTAAATTCGTCGCAGACGTTTGTGATTGCCCCATCCGGTTCCAAGGACGGCTGGCCAGACGCCGATCAGCATGACGAAAAGATCAAGAAATTCTCTCAACATGTATTCCGGGCTGAGTTCCCCGGCGAAGTCGTGGTGACTCGGTTCAACACAGACGATGGTTCTATCAAAGCCTACATCATGCGCAATTCGTACGATTGTGACTTGCACCGCTAACGCGAATCAGCTACGGTGTACGGGAAATGAATGGAGGAACACATGACTAACCAAACTATCCTAGACCAGTACGGGACAAAGCAAGATGCTTTGGAGCACCTGTGCGACACCCTGATCGTTGAAGAGCCATACGCGGCCCTGTTTAGTACTGAGCAAGAGGCGTTCCATGTGTGGGCGTTCAAGAATTCTGCCCACTACATTGATGGCGACTACATCGACTGGGTGGGCGCGTTCTATGATTGGCAGGACTTGTGATGAAGCTTACTGTATCCCAAGGGTGTTTTTCCGGCAGTCCTGTGGCATTTGCCGCGTGGCGGCTGCTACTGGCTAAGGCGGCTGGGTTTGGGGTTGTCACGTTCCGAATTGACGACACACCATTGTTGGTGCCAGACCTTGATGTTGACATGCTGACCATGGAGAATATCATGGGCGTGTGGGAGACTGATCCAGAGGACATTATATTGGTGTTGCTGGCCCACTGTGACTATGAAGGTTGCATCTATCCAAACCACCTTATTCCACTGGCTGATCGACTGGAAGCTTTGGCAGAGAACTTGATCGACTCCAGCGACTTCACATATAAGTCCCCAAAGCATTTAGAAGAAGTGGCACTGACCAGACGCTTTGCCGCCGGTCTCCGGGTAGCAGCCGCAGCTAACGTTGCTGTTGTATTCGAGTGTGAGGACATGTAGTGCCAGCCTATCTTGCAACAGTAGAGACAGACGAGGGAGCAGTTGGCGACATTCGTTTCGTCAATCACGCTGTTATAGCACGCCGCGAAGCCGCAAACGAACATAATGATGGTGAGTTTGGCGGCGTACATGTAACGCGTATGGCTAAATTTGACAAATATGAAAACGCTGGATCAATCCCATTCTGGGAAATGATGAGCCTTGGATGGTGGGGCGAGTGCTGGGAGTGTGGCATACGCATCGAGCAAGACTCTGAGGAAATGGATGATCTTGGTCTGTCCATAGTTGATGTTGTTGGTACGTTCGGAGGGCAAATATTTTGCTGCGAGGCACATAGTGACGACCACAAGCGCACTAAGGAATACAGAAACAGGGTGACCGAGCAGTGGCGCAACAGGATGAAGGCCACCGTCGAAGGTAAGTATGGAACAGATGGAATCACATTCGGAGGAATGTTTGACTGCACCATGGATTTGTGGGGAGATTCTATGCCAACCGTGCGTTATGCAACTATAGGTTTTAGCATCCCCGGAACAAATTCAGATGATATCCGCATGACTTACACTGCGGAAACAAATGATGAAAAAGAGAAATACAACCTGCACTTTTACAAAGATCAGACTGACTTGGTTAACGATTTTGTTTTCAAGCGCACTGGAAAAAAGCTTGACATACCAGATAAGTGTGCCTAAGTATAGCACAACAACAATTTCATGGAGGAACAAAAATGGGGTCTGCAAAGAAGACATACCGAAAGCTGACAGACGCTGATCTGGCTGAGATTGCTGCGGAGTATCGCACCAAGCGTGCATTTTACGATGGGGATTCGTCTGCATTCGTTACAGCGGCTCGTCGTGGAATTCTCTCGGACATCAGCACCCACATGTTTACTGGCAGGTTCAAGTGGACGAAAGAAATGATCTTGAACGAGGCAAAGAAATACAAGACACGCACCGATTTTGCTAACGGTAGTCGCGCAGCTTACACTGCCGCTAAGCGCCGAGGCTTCTTCGACGAGGCTTGCGCGCACATGCCGAGGTATGTAAGCAAGAAGCAGAAAGAAAAGGAAGCCGCAGCATGATTATTGCACTAGACTTCGATGGTACATTTGATCAGGACGTGTCTGGGTGGACGACGTTCGCCATCCATATGCGTGTTCGTGGGCACAAGGTGATTGGTGTTACCATGAGGCACCCACACGAAACTGCTGGTGACATGCAAGCATTTCACGCGGCATGCGAAGACGTACATTACACCAGCCGGAAAGCAAAGCAACCGTTTTTGGCGGCAAAGGGAATTAACGTAGACGTATGGATTGACGACAATCCACATTGGGTGAACAACGATGCAAGATGATTTAGGCGACCGTATGAAGGGCTACGAGGCCATTGAAGCAAAGCGACGCTTGGATACGTCGCTACCAGTAATCGCACGCCTAGATGGGCGGGGGTTCTCTAAATTCACCAAGGGTTTTGAAAAACCCTTCTACTCTCGCATGACATACGCCATGGACGACGCAACTACACACCTAGTGAAAATGTCCGGTGCCGATATAGGCTACACACAGTCCGATGAAATAACACTGATCTGGGGTCCCAGCGATAATCCGCTGTCACAGATGTTCTTCAACGGACGCACACAAAAACTGTGCAGTGTCCTTGCTAGTTCGTGCTCAATGGTGTTTGCCAAATCTCTTTCAAAACATATGGGAAACATCAACGCAGTATTTGACCGCATGCCACACTTCGATTGCCGTGTATGGACCGTTCCATCCGAGGCAGAGGCTGCGAACACATTGCTGTGGAGGTCGCAGGATGCACGCAGGAACGGTATAACTGTGTTCTGTCAGCAATGGGTCAGTCACAAGAAATTGCAGGGCCTGTGCCAGAAAGATATGCTTGAAGCGGCTCACGCCGCTGGGGCACCACCAGTGAGTGAATATTGTAGTAAACGAGAAAGGTTCGGAGGCTATTTCAAGAGCGTAACAGACACCAGAATCCTACCAGTGGAGGTATGGAACCGCATGCCTGAAAAGAATCGACCGAAACCGGACACGCTATACACACGCAGCGACGTACGAATTGTTGCCAATTGCTATCTTGGCGATGTCGGTGATGCACAAGCGCGTGAAGACTTCATCTTCGACAAGTTTGGTGTGGAAGAACGGCGTAAGGCACTAGCATGCTGATTAACCCAAAAGTGTCTTATTACACCACACACGCTGATGGCTTAGTTCAGGTATTTTCAAAGGTTGATACCGATTTTGGTGGGCCAGCCCACAACTTTATCGCTGAAAAAAATACAGAGGAAGAAGCAGAAGAACTGATCACCAAATTAAAAGCACTACTCCACTGATTGCTTGTTGAAAAGTATAGCAGTGTGTATTATATGTAAGTCAACCAATAAGGAGGACTCATTGTGGATGCACAGTACAAGATTACTAAACGCCCTATCGGACGCTGTTGGAACCTGTTGAATGTTGGAGTAAATCCAGAGCTTGATTTGGCGTACGAGGTTGGGGTGTTCCTGACCAAGAAAGAAGCCATCGGCGTGTTGAAAAAGATACAGGAACACCCTGATCAATTATTCGCTGAGTGGTTTTTTGGTGATGCCGTCTTTCGTGTGCCAACAATGCCCGGAAAGACCGAGTTGGATACGGCGGATCAGTTTGCCATTATATTCTACCGCGCATGGAATATTGTAGCCCCGCACACGAAAGTAAGTAACATCGGAAAGCAGTTGCAACCGATGATCGACGCCATGTTTGTATGTCAGACATACTATACATCAACAATTTACGATCTTGAAATGGAAATTGCGATGCAACAAGCTGGGGAGGATTGGTGATGGGCGCTTTACAATTAGCTGTAAAGGCGTATGCACAAGCTGAAATGTGTGCGTATGACTCTCTGCCAAAAGTGGTTCGCGCTGTTTTTGCTAACGCACCACAAGGTGTATCAGTTAGAAGCATGTTTAAACTTCCGGGTGTCGTGAAGGCGTACAAAGAACACCCACCAGAGCGCTTTGCCATGATACTTGAGAATCATTTTGTAGCGATGGCTAGAGACACACACACAAATAGTCCTTGACATATGCCGCCAACCACTGTAGACAAAAACAAAACTGAAAAGGAGTTTATTATGATTAGACATGCTATGGCCCTGTTCTTGGGCTACTGCCTAGCCGCGTTGTTTTCATCGAGCGTGGCAATGACTGTGTCAGCAACCCTGTGGGGATCGGCGTGGACTTGGGGTATTTTGATTTTCTGGAGCCTGATGGGCTATCTGTTGATTATTCCTGTTCTATTTGCATTGTTCTTGGGGGTCTGTGCTACTGGTTTTGGTAGCCTGATGGGGGTGGCTTGGCTGCTTGACAAGATCAACGAGGTTAAAAACCGGTGAGACAGGGGCTTGTAATAGATGTAGAGGCCACCGGACCCCACCCGGTATCTTATTCCATGATTCAGATCGGCGCTGTCGATCTGAATGGAGCGGAATTCACCTGTAAGATGCGCCCAAGAATTGGATCGAACTGTGACGCAGGGGCGCTTAAAGCAATTGGTGTGACGTACGAAGAAGCGTGGGATCGTCCAAATCCAAAAACACAAATGCTGCTGTTTGATGAATTCCTACTCGACACATATGGGAATAACCGGATAACCAGTTGGTCGGACAATCCAGCCTTTGATTGGCAGTTCATCAACGCAGATATGCACGAATATACTGGTGGCAACCGACTTGGATTCAGCATGCGCCGCATCGGTGACCTGTACGCCGGACACATGCAGGACCCGCGAAAGGCTACGGCGTGGAAGAAGTTCAGAAAAACGAGGCACACCCACGATGCCTTAGACGACGCACGCGGTAATGCTGAAGCGTTGAAGAAAATCTTAGGGATGATTGAACGGAAGAAGTAAGATGAGATTCATTGGCGACATTCATGGCGAGATTTTCTCGTACATGCCGATCATAGATGGTTCCACGGAATCAGTACAGGTAGGTGACTTCGGGATTGGATTCTTAAATGAATATGGTCTTGTTGATACTCTGCATGCAGACGGAAAACACAAATTCATTCGTGGAAACCACGACGACCCGGAGCTATGTAAAAAGCGTCCGGGATACATCGCTGATGGTACGTACGACGACAGAGGAATTCTGTACGTTGGTGGTGCTTGGTCGATTGACTGGAAGTTCCGTACACCGGGATATACGTGGTGGCCAGAGGAAGAGTTGAATACCCCAGAACTGGCGCGCATGCACGAACTATATGTGCACCACAAGCCACGCATCATGGTAACGCACGATGCACCTCTCTCAGTCTCTTTTGATATGTTCATTAGAGGGACTCAGAAGGTGTGGCACAAGACCAGAACAGCCGAAGCGTTGGAGGGCATGTTTCTCCGCCACAAGCCGGAAATATGGATATTTGGCCATTGGCACGAGAACCGCGACGAAGTAATCGACGGTACCCGGTTCATATGTCTTGGGATTAATTCGTATATTGATCTGAAAGTGTAAGAAAGTTCCTCCGCGTCCTTGACAAGTATAGCCTGTGGTAATATATAGGTTACACAAACGCAAAGGAGGATCACATGGAAAAGTTTTTAGGATATGTTGTTGCCGCGCTGGCTGGCGCTGGCCTTATTGTCGTGGTTGACAAGAATTTGTTTGACCACCCGACGCTTCTGTTGAAGTGGTTGTGATCATGGAAGAGGCACCAAAGAAAAAAGCACCCGTACAACCGTTCGCCGAACTCGGAAACGCTATCTGGGCTGACGGATGGAAGACCGGCAGATCGGAAGGATTCTCTGAAGGATTCAAGGCCGGGAAAAGTGCCATGTCTGGGTGGGCGATGCCTATCGTTATTTTGGTCACCCTTGTCATTGGTATGGCGTTTGGAGCGTTGTTTATTGCCTCCATGCCTGCAATTCAGCTTGAGCCGGGGGTGATCTATGACTGATCCGCTTAACTTCGAAGGTCCTATCCCCAATGCCGTTGTTTATATGGTCGAAGACTTCCTCAAAACTCCGGTTGCCAGCGATGGCGGATGGGTTGATATCACTGACGAAGACTGGAAGATGCTTCATGAGATCGTTCACTCGATCATCGAGGCAAAGTTTCAACGCGACTGTGACAACGATCAATCTGTGGGGTTTGCACTATGTAACCGCAAGAACGGCAGCATGGAGACAATACGGGTCCCGTACACGTTGGAGAGTCCACAGGACATGGAACAAGCTGTGCATGCAATGGGCCATGCCGCAAGCATCATTGACCGTTTGTCCAAAACTGTGTCATATATGATGTCAACCAAGCGCCTACGCGTAGAAAGAGGCATAAAAATGCAGGCGGTCACCAGTTTTCTGGCAAGCTACGGGCACATCAGGGCATATGCCCGCGTAGATGGGTGGCTTAAAAGTGATGGGAGCGGGCTGTTCATAGGTAAAGACGACAGTGTATGGGAACCTCTCGGCCTGACTTGCGCGGAACTGCAAGCTGTATACCGGGACAATTTAGGGAATGGTCGAAGCAACGACATGCTGGACGAGACCCTGATTAATGCAACGAAATGTATGGAGGGAAATTAAGATGATTTTATACCGGCAACAATGGATCATGCGCAGCGACCTGATCAACAACCCGAATGTGCTGTATCTCTTTGGTGACAACACCAAGCGGCGCGGACTAGGTGGACAGGCAAAAGAAATGCGTGGTGAGCAAAACGCCTGCGGCATCGCCACCAAAGCACTCCCATCCCAAATGGATGATTCCTATTTCAGTGACGACACTTTCTTGGCTAACGCCGAGATAATCTCTGGTGACTTCCGGCGGGCGTTCGCGCACCGAGAGACCAGAGAAATGATTGTCCTGCCCACCGACGGGCTTGGCACTGGTTTGTCAGAACTGCCGGAACGGGCACCAAAGACAAATGAATTTCTTTTGTGGTTGATCTACATGCTCGAATCAGGTAAAGAACCTGCATGGAAGCAACTGCTGAATGGAGGTTTCAATGACTACACTAAATGCGAACTGGCTGACTAACCCCGCGTTCCTGCGCGTCACTACTGCGCTGGAAGAGGCAGGCTTTGAAGCATACGCCGTTGGTGGTTGTGTGCGGGACGCCCTAACGGGCGTTACCGCTAAAGACATAGACGTAGCAACCAACGCACGCCCACATGATCTGCCAAAAATATTTGGCGTGAAACCTTATACCGGACAGAAAGAAACCATGCGTAATGGTGATGTAGCCCTGTACCCAACAGGTGTTGCCCATGGCACGTGGACTGTCCGCGTAGGTACGGATGAGGTTGAAGTCACCTCATACCGTAAAGATGTTGACACGGACGGGCGCAGGGCGACGGTTGAATTTGCCGACACCATGCAGGTTGACGCACAGCGGCGTGACTTCACCATGAACGCTCTGTACGCAGATCGACATGGTAAGGTGTACGACCCAACCGGGGAAGGTCTTGACGATTTGAGCGCGGGAGACGTGCGCTTCGTAGGCAATGCAGAAGAGCGTGTGCAGGAAGACTACCTGCGTATCCTGCGGCTGTTCAGGTTTCACGCACGTTTTGGGCGCAAAACTATGGGTATGTGGGAGAGCGCTGCGGCGCTGAAGTATGCGCAAAAGATACAGAAAAACGTTTCTGGTGAACGGATATGGGACGAGTTGAAGAAAATAATGGCGCTGCCTCGCCCTTCGGAAGCCCTACGTGAAATGGAAGCCACTGGTGTTTTCATGGCGCTGTTTGGCACCAGCTTATCACCAACGCTATCAGATATGATGGTGAAAGAACGCCGTTACAATCTCACGCCTGAGTGGTCCAGACGCTATTTCGCGGCAACAGGACGTATGGATATACCATTCCCAGCGTCCACTCGCGAACGCAAGCTGGTCGAAGGTACGTTTAAAGCATGCAATGACTACAAGATATATGGGCAGTCGGCTTTGGCGCATAAGTACGGGCAACAGGAAGCGATAACTGCGGCGATGGTGCGTGGCTTGTCCTTTGAACCAAGTGCGGTAGATAGAGGTACTGTTGCAGAAATGCCACTAAATGCCACAATGTTACTGAATCACGGCTTCACACCCGGACCAGTGATGGGAAAAGCGCTGTCGTTGGCGAAGGAGTACTGGTACGCAACCAACCTTCAGGCGTCTGCACAGATGTTGCTCACTGTTGTCACAGAGGAGGTGGAAGAATGAACTTTGTTTACGCACCAACCAGACGCAACCACCGGGCCATCATAGGCCCGGTAGGCTGCATCAGCACCTCAAGAACAGACGGTAGAGGGCCTTTCGGAACGATTACGTACGACCGCCCCCTATCGAAAAATGAAATCGAGAAATGGGAGCTAAGCACGGTCGATATGCCGCGTGTTAACTATATCGTGTTTGGGGTAAGAGAGAATGGAAATCGCGAGCTTCTGTTGCGCTGGGAACGGGAAATGCCCGGAGCTTTTGATGCTGCACAAAAACGCGCCGATGAAATATCAGAGGAGTTTGTAGATTATGTCGTCACCCCAGAATCTTGAACCAAAAATAGCTGATTACGATTACATTGGCAGCGCCGTAGGAAACGCATTCTTTTCTGGTGTGACTTTTGACACGTTGTGGGACTGTATTAACAACGCAAACACACGCGAAGGGGTGGATGCTAACGTATCGGCGGCAATTAATGCTAAAGAGGCCCTTGACAGCATGGTTTCAAAGTAATATGTCTGGACTTGATACGCTGCTGAGTATGGTAAGAGCTAGAAATGTGTTCAAAAGCATAGCCAGTGGGCGGCGGTACAGGATGCCGTGTGGAGATAGCAGGCTGGTCGCGAGGATGCACATGTTTGGAGCAGTCCGACTGGTTTACCCGAAAGATCGGGAAATAACAACGTCGTGGGTCCTGACGGACCTTGGACTTAGTAAATTGGAGTTGATCAGTGGAATCTGAATGCCATTATTGTGGGACAACAGACAAACATAGGTGCAGAACACAGGAGAACGCTGATGTGTGTCTGAGTTACGCCCAGAAAGACATGCGACGCATTGATCTGACGAAGAAGACACCAGAGACGCTAAAAGACTTGCCTGAGTTGGCGCTGACACAGCGCCTGCAAAAGACAGTAATACGTGTTAGGACACACGTTGATGGCATACCGGGGCGAACATGTGTAGAGGTTACCAGTTCTAATCCTACTGGAGATATTGCGGCATTTGTTATTGAAACCAACGAGCTACCAAAGATTATCGAATTATTGCAACAGGTGCACGAGTACACCAAGAAAGGAATACTGAAATGAACAACAAGATTGACATCATCATCGTGGACAACTTCAAAGTGTCACGCGACTTCCTCTTGAGCTTCTTTGGGATCAGCCCCGGAGTGCAAAACTTCGGCGCATTGGAACCATACGTCAAGCTCTTGGCGGCATTGCGGGCACTCCCCCCGGCGGCGCTGGAAGACATTGCCCGCCCGTTGTTGGAAAACCTGTTCAGCGAAATGGGGTTTGACCCGCGCAAGGATCGCCTGAAGGCGGCACCGTACGTCGATATGTTCGCGCTGTATATTCAGGATTCAGTTACCCTGCTTATCCAAAATATGGAACACCAAAATCAAGCGCAGGCGGCGCTTCGTTCTGGGCGCGGGAGTATGTTGATATGAGGGTTTTTCGTGGCATTATAGCCGTTTGGCTGCTTGTGGTGGCGTTTGCATTTTATGGGTGGGGTTCAAATCTTGTCAATGTTCTATCCATGGACAATATAGACTACAGCGACGGCACCACTGTCGCCCAACTTGTCGGAATACCATTTGCACCTCTTGGTGCCATTATGGGCTATATTAAGTAATGTTGGCACTCTCAGACATCACATTTGACAAGTATTTGTACGACGATAAGCCTACTCTTGTCATGTTTCATGCGGTGTTTGCCGGTACGTGCAATATGTCTATGCCTGAATTTATCCAAGCGGCAAAGACTAGAAAAGATGTGAGGTTTGCCACGTTTGACTTAGATGGGAACCCAGACATTCCAGAACGATATGGCGTTCGCGGTATCCCATTATTTGTCCTGTTCAAAGATGGGGTGCCCACCAATCCTACAATCGGGGCGCTGAATGAGGAACAGATATTGGAGGTGATTGATGGATGATACCAGAACACTTTTTGAAATACTTGTGCCGTGCCAGTGGAATGACGGCACGCCGATACGCACACGCCACCACCGTGAGTGGGACAGGCGCGTCAGAAAGATCACTAATGGACTGACCATAATGCGTCCTGCCAAAGGTCAGTGGATACACAAAGACGAATTATACGAGGATCGCGTTATCCCTGTTCGGTTGTGCTGCAAGCCTTCCGATATGGTTGAAATTGCTAACATAACCATCGCACACTACGAACAGAAAGCGGTGATGTATTACGAGATTAGCACATGGTGTGTGATACAAAATGCGACATCAAACCAAGAGAAAAAGTTCACACACGTTCGAAACACCGTAGCAACGGAGATAGCAAATGCCCTTAATTCCGACCATCAATGTTCGTGACGACACGGGAAACAACGAGATATACCTAACCACTGTAGATCAATATAGCACCGCGCACGACGCGGCGTATGATCTGTGGACCAGCGTACACAACGCCTCTAAGATTTTTGGTGGCAAGGCTTTACTGCGCACACCAAAGGACGGAGAACATGGTTATCTTGTCCGATGGGAACTAGGGCCTAAGCAATGGGCTGACGCCTATGTCGTTTGTGATGGCGCTGACGCGCCCGGTTTTGCATCATCATCTGAATCTGTTGATGGCATGGAAGTACGATTTGTCGATTTAGATTGACACCAAACGAATCAATCCTTATATGACCAGTACACGTTGCTTAGTATGCAACTAGGTGCGGATTTGCCCCGCGTCGGTGGGAAGGGATTTACTATCCTAAAACAAAAGGCACCGGACCTCGGAGAGGATACGCCTTCGGTGGGCGGAAAGATGAAAGCGTGGAGGGTTCGCCCTATGAACCGTTACATCAGCCGACTACAACTCATACTGTCTAGGACGTATATTCATTACGTCTTGGTAGAACTTACTTCTCTTCACATGATCTTTATCGTACGTCTGTAATAGGGCTAGAACGCGATCAAGAGATTCCCATTGCCCCTTTCTGTAGGCAGCTTCTATTTCCTCGGTCACAACTTCACCAGTTCGCCGTTGCACAGCTTACGAAGCCAGCGGTATCCTGTCACCACTTGGTGGTCGTAGTACACAAACCCACATACATCACAAATACAGTCCCCACCAGCGCGCTTCCAGTCACCACGATCCACTCGGACAATGTCAGGGCGGTAAGGGCGAACACGCTCTAGTTGGGCATCATCTGGATAATCCATTACAACTTCACCAACTCACCGTCGCATAATCTGCGCAACCATCCGTACCCCGGAACACGGACGTGTTCGTCGTACCGACAACCGCAATCACACACATAACTTGCATGTGCTTCATCCCAGTCCCCGTCCTGAACGCGTATAACGTCAGGACGGGATGGTATAGTAAGTCTTGCCATCAGAGGTCCACATTACTTTCCGGGGCCTGCTGGGTTACCTTCAGGTACCAATAATAGCCACTCTTACCACGCTTGCCGCGCAATACCTGCGCCTCTGTACCATCGGACAAGGCCATGACTCGGCCTTCGTAGGTGCCAAGGAACTTGCCAAAGTTACGCGGGTCATACGTAGGCTCATCGTCAACAGAACGCTTCAGACGTAGTGGCAGTTGCAGGTCACCCTGAATAGCCATCTGAATAAGATCAGGCTCACTTTGATCTGCGGAACGCATCAGCACCGGCTTGTCGATGAACGTGGTCCACCAAGCGTCGAGGAACAATGTAATATCGTCTTCACCACCATCGCTGGCACGCTCTTTCAACTCGTCGCGGTTAGCTAAGAAGCCACCCATACCAGCATCGCGTAGGATGCCACCCATCACACGTGACCAATTTTCGTAAGAGTTTAAAACCACACTACTATCTCCTTCCATACCGTTTGCTACCCAATTCTGTATCAACGTCAGGCAAGCCCATACAAGCTCCCCGCGATTGTCAGCTATCCACCCTCGAATATCGCCGTGACGCCACCCTGTGCGGCTCTCTGGGCTTGATATGTTGGCATTAAGGTCAACCATGACCAGACGACGCACCAGTTCCGGGGAAAGGCGGACGTTGTTACCACAAAGAACCCAAACGGCGCGCACTTCTGTTTCTATCGACTGGGTCTTCCCCAGTTGCCGACCTTTATACTTAGGCGATGTAAGTGCAGAAGCCAATTCCCCACTGTCAACACTGTCACCAATGTTATCGAAGTAGATAATGTTTGAACCATCGGATAGGATGGTCAACAGTGTCTTAGACATTTCTTCTTTGTTGGTAGGTATTGACATTGCAGCCGTAACCTCGCCGTTGGCGATGATAGAACAAACATCGGTGAGCAATGATGCACCAGTACCGGGGGACGGTTTTGTAAGCAAGTGACCCGGCGTAGGACCATCAACCATGTCGCGGCAGAACATCAACAGCAACATGGCTGTTGCATTTGTCAAGGCTGGCACCCCCGCACTTGCAGGGTTCAGCGCAGTCTCGACAATCTCATCGCGTGTCAGTCCCCCTAATGGAAAGTCCGCAAACACTTCTTCAACCAGAAGTCGTTTAGCTTTTGCAACGTCCTCTTCTGTGGGAACGTCTGGCACTTGAGGGACGTCGAGAACACCATCATTCCAATAGAATAACCCACTTTCATGATAACCCGGCGTGGTGATTAAGGCACCATCACGTGTGAATGTTGGCGTAGTCACTAGACCGCGCAATTTAGGATACACTGTGTGTGCTGATGAAAACAATTGGGATACTACCTCTGTTGGGATCGAAACCGCACGGCGTCGCTCGATATCACCCATGGCAGAAATGTGGTGCCACTTAGTGAATTGGTTCATTTCAGCAGAAAACTGCTTTTCAGTTAGCATTCGAATTCTTGGCAGACGATCTGCCGTTTCTTCGATGCGCGCCACGTCGTCAATGTAGTGGAACAGTCGTGGACGTTCTGCGTTGGCGTCTTGGATTCTTTTATTGCCCCAAGATACCATTTCGCTGAAGTCCCACTGGTTTACCACTGGAATAGCATCTGTGTCTTGATTGTTTTCTGCGGCTTCTTCACGCTGTCTGCGGGCGTGATCATTACGAACATCAGCCCACATCTTACGTAGTTGTGTTTTGTTGAGGCGCGTTTGCGTGGACAATACATCATTTATTGCCCCCTGTGTAGTTAAATCAGCACCCAATTTGAAATGCCTCTTAATGAATTTGCGAATCTTTGCCTCAGTTGAGTCGTTAGTGAATTCAGCCGCCTCTTGTTCCGGCGTCTTAGGTCCAGCCTCTTCTTCCACCACGTCTTCTGGGGAATCTGCTTCGCCCATATTCCATTCATCATCCCTCAACAGCGTTTCGTCAAACCACGCATCGTCAAGCATTTGCTTGAGGAATTCCAACTTGTCCCGACCCTGACAAGCATCGTGCTTGCAGAACATCGTCCAGTACCCGTGTTCGCTGTTAGCGTCCGGGTTCATGGCCATGGTGGCGGTGCCACCCTCTGTTGTATGCTCGTGCTCGAACGGGCATTCCAAGTGAACGGAACCCACCTTTTCGCCGCCCGCTTTGCGGAGTTTGTCTTGACAGAAGGATTCGATAACGTCAGCCATCATGAAGCGTTCTTTGTGCTTCGTGTGCCAGCGGTTAAGGTTCAACCCTTTAGGAGAGTAGAATGTGTCGCGATCATCCGCGCCATTGCCCCCGGTACCTTCCATGAACGGGTCTTCGCCCGCGCCACGTGTCTTGACATATGTTGCCTTGCTGTATGGTTCAATGTCTTCGAAACGCAGAGGCGTTCCTTGGATTATGGCACTGTACCACTCTGCACCCGGCGGGTGGCGGGGTGTGAAAAACAAACGGTTGACGTCGCAGGACGTAGAGTCAAACGACACGTCGATCATATTGACTGCCACGCCTGTTACAGCGTCCGCCCAGACCTCTTTCCACCCTGTTACGGTTGGTGCTAGGTCAGAAAGCTTTACAGGCACTGCAAGCGGCAGAATTACGCGGAACTTATCCAACGGCGGGGTTTCGATAATGACACGCAGACCTTCGGCGGTTTGCTTGCGAAATTCAATTACCTTGATACTGTCGATGAAGGGTTCGTCATAGCGATCTTTGTGATGCTCACGCATGTATTGCTGAACCTGCGCCCGGTTTGGCGTAGCGTCCAACTTCATCTTACGCATAATATCGTCGTGCTTCAGTTCCAGCTTGGTTTTGCCGTGACTGTGCGACGTGTAGACAATGGCGAACAGGCCAAGCTTTTTCAACTTTTCGATCACGACGTCCAATGAAGCGCCGCTGTCAACGTCCAGCCCGATTGAACTCATTGTTTCAATTGCTGCATCCTTACGGGAACCGCCGATTGCGTCGGCGAAGACAATTGATGCACCTTCTTTGGTTTTGGACTCCGGGTGACGTGACAAGCCCCATGTATTTTTACCTTTGTCCGCGCCAACCAACCACGCCAGCAATGGCATGTCTGAGCGCTGCCAGTCTTTGTCTTGCGTGTTGCGGCGGTCGTGTTGCCCGTACATGTTGCCGGTCATGCAGACGAATGGCTTATTCAGTAGCTCCTGCATTTCTTCTGTGCTTTCGCCCAGAAGTTCTGCGTCATTCATCATCTGAATTTCAGTCAGTTCTGGCTCCGAATCTTCTTCAGGAGATTCCGATTCTCCCTCTTCGTCAGCCACCACAGAATCCTCCAACGGTACCTGTGTATATACATCGTCAGTGACATCGTCACCCCCTTCTGATTGTGTATCTGCCAGCACATCATCAGGCACCGCGCTGACGCGCGACACTAAGTCTTCGAACAGATGTAATGGAGAATTGTCGCCAAGCGCATAGGACCAACCAAGACCCACAGGAATATCCAACGAGAATACATCTTGGTCAACCTTATCAGCGCTGACAGGAACGTCAAGGACGTATATTCCAAACACTTTGTCACCTTTAGTGTGCACCAGCGTCGCAAACTCTAAGGGAAGTGTGTCGGAAGCTACCGCAAACACCTCACCATCAAGTTCAAAGTCGAGTCTCCCATCAGGCATATCCATGATGAGTTGGTCTAAATCCAATGTCAGGTCTGTGATAGTGCGGTCTTCTACGTCGTCAAATACAACAAATCCGGTTTCGCCTTCACCAAAAATGTGGCTGGCAAGCTCTATGACGTTCATTCTTAATCCTCTCGTGGCAAGGGTGAACCCTATACCTACTTTACTCGACTGGCAACCCTTTGAAAACTTTGGGTCAGTTTAGCTGCGCGGAAACTTTTTACGCATGTGGCGGCGCGCAGCCAAAAAGGCACGCCGCTGCTTGCGGTTACCCTCAAGGGGTGGTGTCTTAGACGAAATGGCACGCAACTTATCCCCAACGGGGCGTAGCGGCATATTCATTTCCTGTAACATCAATTTGTCACTTTTTTGCATCAGTCGCGTCTTTCTGAGGTAAATCCGTAGTCAAGTACCACCCCAAACCTCGGGATTCCGTCTGGAGTCAACTCAAAATATCGAACTGTTGCCCACACAGGGACGCTATCGTCAGTAAAGAGTTCAGCCATGTGTTCGTATGTACCACGAACGCCCGCACCAAAGTGTACACCAGAAGGAAGTGACAAAGTGAAACGCTTCACTGCCCCAGCCCAATTACCGTCACCCTCGTGGACGCTGACAACTGGAAACTCTTCTGTGATGAACTCTTTACGCTTAATCAAGGAGTTTGACCGGCGGTGATCATACGGGGTGTCCAAACGGATCATCTGCCCTTCATACCCTTCCGCAGTCCAGCGACCGTACAAGGCGTCAAGTTGCTCCATGGAAGTTACTTTGCGAGTCTGGACGATACGCAGGCACCCATCATTAGGTATTTTCAATAGAACATTACCCAATTCGGCCTGACGACGACTGAACAAACTATCGGCATCGACGATGTCATATATGTGATACTGCAACAGCGTCTGCGCCTTTTTAAGCTCAGCGTCTGTCAGTGTTTGCTTTCTTACCAGAGAAGTTATCGTGTTAAAATCGTCGTGCAAGTCATGGTTGTATAGTTCCCCGTCGAGGACAATATCAGGATTTTCCGCAAATACTGGCTTCAACGCATCGAAGATGTGTTTGGCTGAGATTGAGATTGGTTTGCCAGTTCTGGTCCACAACCCGTCGGCCCGCGCAATACAGCGGATTCCATCCAGTTTAGGCTGAGCGTGCACGCCAGCTTCCACCGACACATGCTTCTGGCGGTCTTCCCATTTGGTGGCCAACATAGGTTTAACAAACGGAACCTCATCAACGGCCCCGATATCTTCGAAATAACCGCGAGCGAGTTTCTTCTTATATAGGGCGACAATCTCAGCACGCGCCTGCCCAACCGAAGTCGTTTCGTTCTTCTTTCCAACGTTCTTTGGAACACCAACGGTCCAACCAGAGTTGGTTTCCTTACCATCCAGAACCCCAGACACGACGCGATGGGCACCAGTAAGGCCACCACCTTTTACGACTTCTCCGAATTCCATTTTCCACGTGCGTACTTCACCTTTGACGCCGCGCTTATATAGAACAGCACTCCCAACAATATCACCGAACATTGATTTCTCCATTTATTTTTTACACACATAGCCCAAAAAGAAATTACGCGCAAGAACTTTCTTGCGCGTAACATAGAATTGTTGCGCTTAAAGTGAGGCGCGCTCCCGAATGGCCTCAAACGTGTCGTCAACAAGAAGCTTTCCATTCTTGTACACTGGGCGCAGATAGTTTTTCTCTGACCCATGTGCTCCGACAACCAAACTGTCGCGGCGCACAGTTTTGAACCCGAACCCACGCTTAACTAGGGCTTGCATACCCTTCTTTGACTTCTTGTCATGATCTGTCATAGGGTCTTTGTACACGTCCTGCCACACACCATCAATCTCGATTGCGTTAGCCTTCATGGCATATTTCAAGGTATCCCTGTCGATCTTTTGCAGCAGACCACCGCCCATACCAACAGCGAAATTGTCCCCTGAGATACCGTGATCGTGCGCAGCAATCACCAATTGAGTGATCTTTTCGATATCCATGCCATCACCTTGAAGCACACGAATTTGCGGCGGAAGAACCTTGAACCCCTTGGAATTAGTCGTATAACCGAACTGTTCCATAAGAATTTCGATGATATTGAGAGGCATATGGACAGGATCACCACTGTCCGGGCGGGCCACAAATACCCCGTCTCTGGCCATGATACGGTCGCGCAGCTTACCGCCAATGATATTGCGCGCAAAGTGCACAGCATCATAGCTGTCAATAACACAGGCGAGCATGCCGGTGGGGTGTGCGTCGAGATAGTGCTCCAACATGGCTACTTCGCCATCGCGACCCCAAGCTGTCACAGTGCTGTGCTCTGATGCTGGGATAGAGAATCCAACCGGACCATCGGCATTGTAATACATGATTGGTCCGATAAGCGCCTCGACGGTATCGGTGCCCATGAAGTTCACCAAGTGACCCATTCCACCAAGCATTGCTGCCTCGGAACATGACGCACCACGTGAGCCAAAGTCGTGTAGTTTGAATGGGATTTCTGCATCTGGATTGTCGGACGTAATCCGCAAGCCGTTGTAAATAATCTTCTTCACCTTTCGGCTCACGGTGGCAACTGTTGATGGATACCAAACAGCGCGCAGCAGGGCCGTTTCCACGTAGGAGGTAAGCCAAGGAAGGCGCGGATCAGTGTTGACGACCTGCACCTGAATGTTGCCAGTGGGTAGTACAGTACCTTCAGCAACGGCACTGATTTCGATTGGTAACAACCCATCATGCTCGTTGACGATGATCATCCAGTCAGCTTCATTGAACGGTTCTCCGTGGGCCTCAAGAAGCTTTTTGGCCATCTTTACATCATCCGAAGTGATCGGGGTAAGAAGGTATTCTTTGATGAACGCCTGTAATCCGAAGAACACAGTTTCCCGGAACTTACCGCCGCGCGCTTCGATATAGGACGACACACGCGTAGCATTTTCAGGATACTGAGCGAAGTGAGACACCTTGTAAGAGTCGGTGCGGGTGATTACATTAAGTAGTTTGTGCATTAGAAAATCCCTTTCTATATTGCGTCCACAGGTCTATCCTGTGGTTATGATGGATTCACATTTGAATCCTTTGTGTAATTTCCATTCCCCTGACATCACCCGGTACAACCCTGATACATCCATCCCCATTTCACGACAAAAAGCAGATAAACCGTGAATAACTTCTTTCTTACCGCAGGGGTGTGTCACCAAATATTTCTTGGCGCGAGGGTGTGCAGAGCCGCCCCGCCCCTTCATCGGACTTGTGTGACCTAATTCACGGTATCTGTGTCTATGGTTATCACCGCGCGTCAACCACTCCAGATTAACCAAACGATTGTCAGATTTATTGCCATTAAGATGGTTACAATCCATCCCATCACCACCACCGACAAAGGCTTGTAACACCAGCCGGTGGATATAGCGGCGCATAGGTTTCTTCTTCCAAGTACGTAGATTTACTTGAAAATATCCTGATCCATTGTGGCACGGTTGAAGTATTCTACCAGAATTATAGTTTGATCGCACACGCCCTTCGGAAGACACTTCGTACATACCTCCCGTGTTTGGCACATGCGCCCATCTTTCCATCAGATTTGCACCATACACTGAATCAAATCGAAATGGTCTTCGAACAGCGCATCGCGGCGCAGGTTTGCGATAGGAACCCATTTTGCTTTTGCAGCGTCGTCTCCACCACGTATTTTCGGTAGCTCGGTATTGTCCCGTAGGTCAATTTTGAACGCGGTAGTAACTGTGCGGCCACGCTGCGATCTATAAGGATCGTCGAATACCTGCCAACTTGTGATGCTGCGATTCAGGAATTCAGGGCGAAGATTGATATTTGTTTCTTCGATCAACTCTCTAATAGCAGCGTCGCGTGGCGATTCATAACGGTTTACAAATCCGCCCGGAAGCGCCCACAACCCTTTTCCGGGTTGGGCACCACGTTTAACTAGAAGAATGTGGCCAGATTGAACAACAATTGCGTCGGCAGTATAAAATACCGGTGGATAGGGGGCAAACTCCCACTGCTTGGCATAGGAGATAAGATGTTCCTGTTCTGCTTTTACCTGCTTGTAGGCATCGGACATTTGCCAATCTTCCAGCCAGTCTGATACTTCCGCCGGTAAGTGCCACCCATCTGACGTGGGGCGGTGGCCTTTGAATAAGGCGTTACGAATACCCGTCGCATTCAAATTATTGAAGTTAGGAACTTCTACAGAATCCCACGTAGGGAAACTGCGCAAATAGAACGAAGACGGGTCTTTTGAGTGTCCGATCAATCCTATGTGTACTGGATCAGGAGTGAACGGCGTGTTGGCAACAGTCATGACTCCAGCCTGAACTCCACCCAACCATCGCTGCAAATTATACACGTGATCAACCTGTGGGACGAAGTGGATATAACCAGCAGCGACTTCGTCCGGGTAAACGGCTGAAATCATTGCAATACGTTCTGTGGTTGTGAATGGGTTTCGCGCGGTGCGCGGCTGCTGATCGCTCCCAATCACAATAGCCACTTTTTTGGCGCGCATTAGGGCAGTATCAACGACAGCCTTGTGTCCCATGTGGAACGGCTGAAAACGGCCAATGAAAGCCAGTACATCATAATCCATAACGAAATCCCTTCGTTTGTATGCGTCTGTCTATCCAACGACTTGTTGTTGGTATACACCCGCTGACGCGGGCTGTCAAGTCAATATAGTCCGGGATTGTGTAATCCATCAGAGAATGTGAAAGTTTCCACATTTCCACCTGTGTAAGCATCATAGTGCATAGCCGTTTTAACTGACTCTTCTGCTGATTTTCCTGCATGCAAAGCACCAAGCGCATAGGTGGAACCACTTCCTATAGCTTCGTACTCACCGGTCAAGCGCAGGGAACTACCATCACTACCGATTGACCAGATGCGGCGGTCTTTCCCAACCAGCATGACAGTGCCAGATAATTCCCCCATATCTGGCATGTCTTCCAAATGCAGATAGAAATCTTGAGGAGCGACATCGTCTGGGATTAAATCAATCCACGCATACATGCGGTGCATTATAGCCAAGTGCCCAACGAAACCAAACAGATAATCGTCCAACCTACCAACTTTTTTCACGCCGTTACAAAGCTCACTGTTGAACGACATCATAGTATCCCCGGCGATGATTCCGTCTTTGTAACAAATAGTACTCATGTGTTGACCACCAGCACTTTGTCAAACCCTTCCGCCTCTGTGGGCACCACCATGCAGTTGCGCATAGAAAGGTCGATGTGGTCCGGGATGGTCTTACCCGGACGCCCCAACAAGCGCGTCTGCCGCGTGGTTTCGTCCGTCTGCACAAAAATGCAGAGAGTGAAATATGTCGCAGGAATCTGAGACAGCACACCCTTCCGCTTCTTCTCAGTCAGGTTGGTCTGATCCCAGACAATCGACGCACCATCCTTCAGTGCTTGCTTAAACGCCGCATGAACTGCGGAGGTGGCAGGCTTAATCTCCGCAGCAAACACGTCGTTATATGTCAACCCACGCCACCCAGCGGCGTCCTCGATCAAGTCGTCCGTAGACAGATGTACACCATCACCCTCGAATTGGGCACGAATTGTGCTTTTACCAGACGCTGGGAGTCCGCTCAACATAACGAAGAACGGCCCCGAATGTTGTATCCCGCTCAAAAAACCATCGTTCATTTTGAATCCTCCTTAATATTCCATTCGTTGTCAAGCGCAGTGAATACCGTGCTATCAACAAGACTTTGACGCATTTCAGCCCACTTCGTTTCCGATGTCAAGCCGCTATTTATGATCTTCATGACTCCGTCATATGGTGTCTCAACTTTACCATCCCACAAGCCAAACACTTGTGCACGCTCCAGATTGGTCAAATCTCCTTCGGAACCTATGGCGAAGTCCTTCTTAGATACATAACCATCCCGTGACCTATTGTAAAGAGCCGAGACGTCTGTAGCCAAGGTATAGACAAAACCCCAGAACGAGTCAACATACGCTGACACCTTTTTACGCTCGTCCTCCGGCAACAGCGGCAACAAGTCGTCAACCTTCCCTTCAAGGATGGCCTCAACAAGAGTACGCTCAGTACGCGACGCCTCTTTCACCTTGTGCAAGATGCTGTACGTAGCCGTCTTCACCTTCACACGGTGACCACTTTCCCACTGTACGACGATGCCTTCATCAAAATCGTCGCTGGCTTTAACAGCGTCGATGTAGAGTGTCGGATCACCTTCAATAGGATCGTAAGTACGCGCTGACGGAACGCCAAAACGTTTTGCAATTGCAGCCACCGCGTCCGGCAACATGTACCGCCCACTGTCGTTGTAGCGAATGGCTAGAAGGACCATATCAGGTTCCTCGCCATAGTTAACCACAATGCGATTTGCAGGAGATATGTATTCGAACAATGGCGTGTAGCCGTGCTCTATGTAGTAATTAGCAATCGCTGCGTAGCGCGGATGCTGCTGAATCCACGCCTCGGCGTCCAACGCGGTGTCGGTGATGCCCATCTTTGTGCCCCAGCGGATGCCCGCAGAAGTCCACAACGGACGCAGCATTGACCCGTCAACCTTGTCACACACCCAGTGTGGCGCAGAGAAGTCCAACACAGAAATATCAACACCTTCGTTCTCACCGGCGTTGAAAAACTTGTGAAACGGACGAGAAGCCAGCGCACCTGATGCCGTGTGAAACGCGATACCGCGACACTCACGACGCACAGCGGCACGAAGGTTCCACTCGTCAACACAGTGCTGATCATATGGATCGTACGGGTACGCCTCTGTTTCAAACGGTGGGAAAGTGTCAGCGCCCATCTTCACATAGTTGATGAACGTGTGGCCACTATCTTTCTCAACAACGCGAAAACTGTCCTCGTCGATGTGTGGAAGAACGTGAGAAATGTGTTGGATGAGCGGGAAGTCGTAAGAATGTTCCATGGTTGTTCCTCCTTGATTCGGTTATGTCAGCCGTTGATAGCGTCTTACAAGAACAATGTCAATATGATCATTCGTCAGGTTCCAGATAGCGCCAAGCGAACTCTCTAAAACACACCAACGCGATGCTAAGCATGGTTGTGGTAACGCCACCCGAACAACCATATGGCACAGAGTTAATGTAGTCAGATGCAGTCTTACGCAGCAGACATTCGCCGATCATACCATCAGCCGAAAGACGTTCGTAATCCCCAAGCACTGTCTCCATATCTTCGTCAGACAGCGTTGATAATACGAAATCATCCAGCGTTTGCAGTTTCTTATCGGCGCTCATGTTATGAACTCATTTGGTAGAACAGGAACCGCCGCGCGCCAGTGATTGAGTCCAGCATCCATAACCGACGCCAACCACTTTTCCGCGTATTCTTTGAAACATTCCGGTCCACACAGGTTTTCAAAATTCATTTGTGGCACATTGTACCCACTGTAACCATGTCGCGACCTGACATGCACATTAACACACAACAGTTCGGTGTTGCGCCGAGAGAACCCAGAAACGAACGAATCCCCCTCCGCGTCACGGTAATCAACACGTTGTCCGCAGCAATCACATGTATATTTAATCTCTTTTACCATCTGGTTCCTCCATGGTCATAACGTTTTCACGCACATTAAAATTGTCTATCTTGGCGGCAAGCTCCACAAGTTTATCCGGGTCAAGATGCGGATTGTAAATGGACCGCCCTTTGTACCTGAACCACTCTTTTAGTTCGTGCATTTCAGCACGCTCAAGGGCGTGAAACACTATACCGACAACTTCTTGGCGACACATATGTGGCGACAGATAGTGCTTACCACCACGCCAAGGGTTCTTCTTCCCAGCTATTGGGTCAAAGGAAATCTCAGCCTCTTCGGTGACGCCAATCTGAACCCACATACGATCACCATCAATACCGACACGGAAATACCACCCCGGTTTGTACGTGATCTGTCCGATAATTGCTCCGAATTCCAGCCACTTAGCCGCCGCAGGATCGTGCCCACTGTAGCGCAGCTTGTACAGGGTTTCTTTGCCAAACAAGATTCTAAGCGATGCAACGGAGGCGTCCACATTCCCCGGCAACTTGATGGTGTTCTGATCGTGGTTGACTTTCATCATACCGCACGGTCCGGCCATGAGATACTCATGACCGTACCCGTCGGTTGCTCCGCAGCCGTCACAAATAACATCGTAATAGCTACTCATAGACGACCGCGTTTTGTGCGTTTCGTGCCACCCCATCAGAAATCCCCTTCCGCCACCTGAATGACCGGAATACCATTCTCCCTCCACATTTTCACAACCTGATCCCGGTCGTCAAACACAACGTCAGGGACCCAACCGTCCGCCCTTGCAGCGTCCAGCAGTTCCTTCTTGACGATGTAGTCGGCGCGGTAGTCAGGCATCGGGTCACCCTTGCGGGTCAGCTTGACCGAACCGTCAGCATTGTACACAAACTCACGCCGCATATACAGGGCGTCATACGGAACATGATATTGTTCCATCCACGCCACTGTGGCAATCTTTTGTGTCTCCCGCCGACCAGAGCACATGACAACTTTCCAACCAGCATCATGCAGACGCTGGACAGCGCCGATGATGTGATGGATAGGAGCGTCGTCGATGATGCCCTTCTCAAACGCCGGGTAGTTCTTCGGCTTGGTGGCAACATACACACGGCGATGTTCGAGGTCAGCGATTGTACCGTCGATATCACAGAACAGTGTTCCGTACATGCCAGTCCAGATCGACGTATATCCAAGATGGACGTCTTCCATGACCAGCCATTGATCCTCTGGAACGTGCTTTGGCAGCAGGCCAGTCTTTGGGGTGATGTATTCCATATAATTATCCTCCATACATGTTGTCTACCAAGTCAGCCCAACGCTCACTCGTTTCGATATATCCTTCGGTGGTCAATAGATTCCGGTGACCAACCATTTTCTGCACGTCTTTCAGACTATTGCCAAAGGCATTTGCCTTACGCGCGCTGATCGTGATGAACGTCCGCCGCCCACTGTGGGACGAAAAGGTATCCATATTCAAAGCTACATATATGCGACTAATGCGCATTTTCAAGGCGTGTGCCCGAAGTTTTAATCCTTGCGATGCGCGCTCGGTACCACTGGGGACAATGAACGGCACAGCTTTGTTGCGTGCAGTATAACCATCCTTCAAAGCTTCCGCCAAGTGGCGGCTTATCGGCACAACGCGACGCATGCCTAATTTACCGATATCGTCGCTTATGATCAACACAGGCACCGGACGGGTGATTAATTCTCCGTCAGCATCTTTTACCGCCGCTCCATTAGTGTCGAACACAGGGAACTGCTCAGTCCGCAAAAAACCATCGTGGGTCATTACATGCTTGACCCACTGCAATCCAGCAATTTCCTGAACGCGCAAGCCTGCATAATACGATAGCATAAACGCCAATCGCATTATCTCAGGATTCTTGGCTTTCGCGGTAACCGCACGCAAGAGTTCTGGCAGTTCTCCGTCTTTGATAATGTCTGCGACGCCGGACATATGTTCCACTCCTCTTGTTTCGATGAGGTATGGGTACAGCAAGTCTAAGTGATTCGCAAGGATTATTTATCCTATAAAATCAGTTGCGCCACGAGTGTTTTGTCTCTATACCAATATACATGGAGTCATATTTATCGCGCAGCATCAGATACCAGTACTCAGAATGTGCCATGGCTATGTTATTCAGAACAGGGTCTCCGATTTGGCCCATGTAAGCAGAATTGAATAGTTCAAAGCGAAGGTGGGACATATAGAAATAAGCGAGCAATTGATCCATAGAACCTCGGACGTAGATTCCTTCGAAGTCAAGCGGGGCCAGAAGGTCGAAATCCTCCCAACCAAGAAGTTCACACACTTCTTCAGCCATTTCTGCGTTGGTTATATCCATGTCGTTTGCGATGTTAGGATTACGGTCGTCCAGCACCGCGCATGCTAAATCATCATATTCTTCGAATATGTTTAGGGACAGGTCTTCATCACTCATTCAGTTATCTCCTGATAACCATGCTGCGGACAGTCACGGTCATATACATGTACCTTGGAGCGATCTATAGTACGTTTTCGCCCCACAATCGTCACTGCCCCCGGCTCTTCCAGAACGATCCGGTTAGCTTTGGGAATTGCGCGCCAGTCGTCAGCGCATGTGCAGTCGTCATTCATATATCCACCTATTTAAGTAATGGCAAGCACTATTTTTTTAGCATTAAACCATTTTCCTGTCAACTAACCCTTGCGAATCGGTCTAAAGCCTCCTATCTAGTACTCATCGAGACGCCGAAGAATGATTTATGGAGGTATAACCGAATGATTACTAATACACAAGCCAGCGCAGTGAATACTGCAACGACTGAGTCCCGCGACTTCACCATCAAAGCCGACGGAAAGGCTTTTCGCATCTTGATCAACGGTCTTTACGAGAACAAAATCCAGTCAATCGTGCGTGAAATCTGGGCGAACGCCTTGGATAGCCACGTCGCAGCCGGAACCCCGGAGCGCCTGTTTGACGTTACGTTCCCATCAATCTTTGATCCGGTATTCTCGGTTCGCGACTATGGTACTTCACTATGTCATGAAGACGTCATGGGTCTGTACTCGACTGTGTTTGAGTCCACTAAAGAGGACACAAACGACGCCGTCGGAAAGTTCGGTCTTGGGTCCAAGTCGCCATTTGCCTACACTGACACATTCTCGGTCACGGCATATATGGATGGCGAGAAGCGCTATTACAGTGCCTTGATTGCCGAAAACGGTGTGCCACAGATTCACTTCATGGGGACGGAAGAAACCACTGAGGTAAACGGCATTGAAGTGTCGTTCCCCATTGCTACCAAAGACATTCGCGCCTTCCGTTCAGCAGCAAACCGTGTCAGTCACGGCTTTGAATTCAAGCCAAATGTGGTGACAAAAGAAGACGATGAGCCATTTTCTGGTTGGCCCACACTGGAGATTCTGTCGGAAGGTGACGGTTGGAAGCTTCTAAGCGGAGCCGTAGAAGGCTATAACACACGCGCTTACGCGCGAATGGGGTGTGTTCTTTATCCCATCAACGTCGAAGCTCTGTCTGATCTTAGCAGCGAAGAGAAGCGGTTGCTGAGCCAAAGCACAATGATCATTGACTTCGCCATGGGCGATCTTGAAATCAGCGCATCGCGGGAGTCCTTGTCGTATGGACCAAAAGACCCGACCGCAGATTCCATCAAAAACCGGATCAGGACCATCATTGCAGAAATGGTTTCGTCGTTCACTGATCAATATGCCGAGGCCGACACGTATTGGGATGCGTGCATCTTGTTCCGCGAACATTGTGGGTCTGGTGGCATCCCGCAAGCGGTGAAGAATGTTCTGGAAAAGAACGCGGTGTACAAAGGGCAGGCGCTGAAGAAAGTAATTTCTGTAGGCGTGCGTAGCACGGCTGACGTGGTCGTTGGCGCGGGCTTCTCCATGACGTCCATGACAACTAAGCTGTCGAACCAAATGTACCGGTTCGATTATTACTGTGACTTGGTCTCTATTTCTCCCGGTCATAGCACTGTTGTGTTCATTGAAAACATGGAAGGTAAAGTGAAGCCAAAGCGGGCTGCGGCAAAGATCAAGATTGCACAGGTTGCCGCGAAGTATACACAGGTTATTTGGATTAAGTATGAAGGTGGAAAAGAAGGCGCAGCATCAATGGTTCGGTTCCTTGAAATGTTTGATGGCATGGAAATTATCGACATTGATGATCTTCCAGAAATCACCCGCCTGACTGGTGGTGATGGCATCCGCCGCCCTGTACAGGTGCGTAAGCATTATAGGGGTGGCTTTGATGAGCGGGTAGATATCACACCAGAACAGTTTGAAGATGGTGGTTATTATGTTCCGCTGGAGCGCATGACCCCGGTAAAGCCGAGCCAATGTTCTGGGCCTGAATGTGTTTGGGACGCTCTACAGAGAAATGGAACGGTTGACAGCACTGCGCCCCTTTACGGTGCTCCGAAATCTCTATGGAAGCTGTTCAAAGGCGACCAGTGGATCAATATTTACGAATTGGCCGCAGAAACCTTCAAGGCGAGCAATCATAAGAGGAAGGCAGTAGGAACAGCACATATGATAAGCAAAGTCATTAGTGACACCACGCTGTGCCACATTTCTTCAAAGATCATCACCGCCGAGTTGCACAAAGACTCAAAGGCGCTGGCCGCAATTGCGTACCGCGCCAAGGTTGCACAGATGAATAAACCAGCAGTTGAGGGTATTATTCTTCTGGCCAGCGCGCTTGGCATGGATCAGGTAATTGAAGAGTGGTCCAACAAAGAGGCCCCAGAACTGAACCAGCATCTGGCGGCTATTGAAGAGGCGTATCCTTTGCTGGATCAGTTTGACTCATATTATCTCAGAAATGAGGTTGACAAGCTGACCAAATATGTGCAAATGTGCGACAAGGCCGCAGCATATGATTCGCTGACCAACCCTACAACCGCCGCAGTAGCGGCCTAACAAGGAGATAGTTAACATGTCTAACTTTCCATTTACGGTCACAGAGACCAACATCACAATCCTGATCAACGGAGCCTTGAACAAGATTCCGCGCACACATGCCGGATTCAACGCACTGTCTGAACACCTGAAGGGGTCAAAGCACGACGCCGGATTGATCACACAACTTCTGGACAAGCGCGCGGCAATGGCCCGTCTGACATCTGGTAAGGTGAAGGTTGTCGGCAGCACCGTGTTCTACAATGGCGCGCCTGTTCACAATGCGTTGGCGACACGGCTGGTGTTGATGATGGACGAGGGCTTTGACGCCGCACCGTGGGTCAATTTCATGAACAACGTCATGCAGAATCCGTCGAAAGTGTCCCGCGATTGTCTGTTTGAATTCATCATACGGTTCGATACACCGTTGACCGAAGATGGCTGCTTCGTGGCCTTCAAAGGTGTCCGCGACGACTATACCGACGTCCACAGTGGTACATTCGACAACAGCCCCGGCAAGGTAGTTAAAATGGACCGCGCCGATGTGGTGGAGGACCCCACACGGACTTGTAGTGCTGGTTTGCATGTGTGTGCATCCCATTATCTGGACTCGTTCTGGGGCAACAAAACGGTTATCGCTGTGAAGGTCAACCCACGGGACGTGGTGTCGGTGCCGAATGACTACAACTATTCCAAGATGCGCGTATGTGAATATTTGGTTCTTGGCGATGTTGAGGACGAGCGCCACCGGGACAAGATCGAAAGCGCCCAAGTTGTTGCTTCTACGCCGGATGAAAACCGCATCGACGCCGCCAAACCAACGGCAATGGCCAACGGCTATATCGTGCCGGATGAGTGGGAACTGCATGATGAATGGCCTGAAGATGGTGACTGTGTTATCAAGCCGGGAAGCCTCGAAATTGGCACTGTCACTTATCAGGAATGTATCGACGTAACCGATGTAGATCACCCGGACAACGCTGCTTGGGACGCCGGAGATATTGCCCGCAACAGCGTAGGGGATTACTCCTTGTTTTCGGTACACTTCTATGATGGCGATGAAGTATTCGTGTCGCCAGATGGTGAAGAGTCCGTTCTTCGTGTCGTCATACCCATCGAGGAAGAAGAAGTAGCTGAGGAAACACTCACGTTTTTGCATGAGGCCACTCGGCAGGCGTTCACAGCCACACAGGTCGTCAATATCGTTGATGATATCGGGCAGCGTGGCTTCCAGCGGGAATATGATATCCCACGCACGACTGTACAAGAATGGCTGAAAGCCATCCGAGCCGCCGCGTAACAAGATAGCCTCGCAGCACCATGTTGCGGGGCACCACCATCTAGGAGAAGAAAATGGGTTACTCATCCGACGGAATTTTGGTTTATGGCATCTTGCTAGAGGGCGAAGACGGTGACGTTCCTGAGTTTTTCAAGCAGGTATTAACTGAAGAAGAACTGGACGACTACGGTGTCGATATGGACAAGTACATTGACATCGTTTCAGACACCGAAGACGCGGAATACGCTGTTAGGAAAAAAGCTCACGATTCGTACCCAGTTGGTTTGTGTATGCACTGCTCTTACGACTATGCAATGTACATACTGGCGGTACCAAATACCGAAGTAACCGCCAGTAGAGGTTACCCACACGGATTCAAGGATGGGTTGCCAGAGGTTTCCCCAATGGCTGTTAGCTTGTTCACTGCGTGGGCAAAAGAACACGATATTCAGGGTGAGCCTTGCTGGATTTTGTGTTCACTTGCGGGTTAACACCACACGAATTATATCAGGAGAAGAAAATGGACCAGTTGCGCATGACCGTCATAGTTGACGGTAAAGAAGAGACACGCCCAGTGTCACACACACAGATCAACCCAATCACACGTATGTGGGAAGATCAGCCTGTTGTGAATTACGGGGAACTAATTTCACGTGACCAAAATGGTGTGGTCACCATCATAAAAGGGGTGCACAGCCAATGAGCAAATTCCAAAAACTGACAAGCATTGAATCGTTTGCCCACGTCTACCGCCACCAGCAATATTTTGACACCCCGGCTGTTGTTCAGTACGGTGCAAAGATCAAATTGCATGGGTCAAACGCGGCTGTGCGTTTGGGCGGGGACGGTACAGTGGTAGCACAATCACGTTCGCGTGACATCTTCGTTGGTGATGATAACTACGGGTTTGCTGCTTGGGTCAAGGAGAACGAGGAAGCGTGGCGCATGCCTAGCACCGACAAGCTGCGTGCGATGGTCGGAGACGTTATTTACTACGGAGAATGGGGCGGATTGGGTATCCAAAAAGGGGATGCTGTGACCAAACTTGATGCCAAGTATTTCTTCGTCTTCGCCGTGCGTACAGGTGACAATTACATCACCACACCAGCCGACATTGAGTTGACCATCCCAGACCTCGACAACATCATCGTAATTCCGTGGGACATCATCTTTGAAGAGTCGGTTGACTTTGGTAACGCTGATGAATGTGAATCATTCGGAGATATGTTGAACGAACGTGTGAAAGATATCGAGGAACGCGACCCATTCATTCACGGAATCTTTGGCATCGACGCACCGGGGGAGGGCTGGGTTATCAGCCCTGTCTGCAACCCCGGAAGTGATCCGCTGGACGGACAGCTAGACGTTGATTGGTACAATCACCTGACGTTCAAGGTCAAGGTTGAGGGTCACAACGTTAACAAAGGGCCATCGGCTGCACGCGACATCGTTGTGCCAGAGGGTGTTTCGGAGTTCGTTGAAATGTTTGTCACCGAGGCGCGGTGCCAACAGGGCCTGTCTGAGGAGCTTGGTGGAAACGCCATTCCAGAGAAGACAGGGCATTTCCTCAAATGGGTAAACACGGATATCATCAAGGAATCTGTGGAGGAACTTTCAGATGCGGGGCTTGTTTGGAAAGATGTACAGCGTGGGGTTGCTGGCGCAGCCCGGACATGGTTCTTGGAAAAATGTAAGGAGATATGAAGTCATGAAAAACGAAAATAACACAAACACAGTGAATGAAGTGGTGACTAAGCCGCCGTCGCGGCAAGTTCGTCGGCAGATGCAGCGCGCCAAGGACAAGGCTGGTACACGGCACCTTAACGAGAGCGTCATGAGAAAGAATCAAAAGCGCGGAGCGCGCTGATGTTCGAAGTGACAGTTACCCGTGACATGGTCGGGGAGTCATTCGTAAAGGCGCAAGAAATTGGTGTGTTGCACAACTCCATAGAAAAGGGGGAGGGCAATTTAATTGGCTGCATCGGCGAGTTTGTTGTTGCGCAGGCGCTTGACGCTGACGTAGATAACACGTTTGATTACGATCTTGTTAAAGACGGAAAGACCGTTGATGTAAAGACCAAGAAGTCTGGACCGAAACCAAAAGGTAATTACGAGGCGTCGGTTGCAGACTTCAACACCGCACAAAAATGTGACTATTATTTCTTTGTGAGGGTCACTCCGCGCATGCACAAAGCGTATGTACTGGGGTTTTATCCGAAGACAGCGTTCTACGCCGACAGTAAGTTTCACACGAAGGGAGAATACGACTTCTCCAACAACTTCAAATTCCACGCCGATTGCCACAACATACGACATGATTTGTTGCTTGGCTGGGATGCAAAAACACCGGAAGAGCTAAGAAAAGCATGGCAGCATTTGACCGCATAAACGGTGAATTCACCACACGATTTGCAGATGGACGATCAGGGTGTAAAAAGCCGGATCGTTTCATGTTTAAAAGGAATGGATGGTCGTGGGACGTCAATACGAAGGGGTGGACCACACCAGACATTGAGAACGCACGTCCACTCATAAAGCACGCGGTCGGTGCCGCCAAAGAGCATCTGGTAGTGGCTGAGCGCGTGCGCGAGGCTATTGTAGCGGAATCTTGGGCCGAGGATACCGAAACAATCTTTCCGGCCCCTGACGGGGAGCATTACCTACCCTTTCAAAAGGCTGGGATAGAGTACGCCATAAAACGCAAACACACTCTGATCGCTGACCCACCCGGTCTAGGTAAATCGCAACCAGTAGATGAGCCTGTGTTGACCCCGAATGGGTGGACAACCATGGGAGAGTTGCGTGTTGGGGATTTTGTGGTTGGGGTGGACGGGAGAAAAACCAAAGTAGTTGGAGTTTTTCCGCAAGGTATTTTAGATACATATCAGGTAAAGTTTTCTGACGGTGCGTCCACTTTCTGTAGCAATTCACACTTATGGGCTGTGGCAGATTCCAATAGACGTAAACGCACAAACGATTTTACTGTAAAACCTCTATCTGAAATATCTGATCGTGGATTGAAAGAAGGTACACGCAAAAAGTGGACTGTACCGGTTATGGGTCCTGTGGAATTTCCCGAGAGAAAGTTTGTGATACCCCCATATACATTGGGGGTGCTGCTGGGTGATGGGAGTTTACATCAATCCAGCCCATGTGTGTCAATCGCAAATTTTGAGTCAGAAATAAAAGATAGACTGGAAGCAGAGATTCTGCCGGGATACCGACTACACAGCGCCCGAAAAGCAGATAAAACTAATCGCTGTAAGCAGTATACAATAAGTCGCCCACGCTGTGGCTCATCTCCATCAACATATATGACCGAATTACGGCGATTAAATCTGGCAGTTAAGGGTGATAAAAAAAGAATTCCAGCGGAATATTTAACAGCCTCAGCAGAACAACGGCTTGAGCTTTTGCGGGGTCTCATGGATTCTGATGGAAGTGCACGCCAAAACAGAATAACGTTCCATTCGTGCAATCCTTATCTGGCGGCGGACGTACAGCAGCTTGTGTGGTCTTTAGGAGGCATTGCCAGTGAGCGTACCTACGTGCGACACGATGGAAAGTCCGATGAAACGAGAATCAACGTAACGCTCGACACATGCCCGTTTCACTTGACTAGAAAAGCCACCGAATGGTCCCCAAATCGCAGGCACCACCGTGTCCGAAGGTTTATTGACTCTATTACCAAGGTAGGGAAGAGTCCTCACGTATGTATTTCTGTAGCTGCGGCTGACAACTTATACGTCACTAGAGATTATGTTGTGACACACAATACAATTCAGGCAATCGGAGTGCACAATGCAACAAAAGCCAAACGTGTTTTAGTGGTGTGCCCAGCGTCATTGAAAGTGAACTGGAAGCGGGAATGGGAAAAATGGGATGTGCATGGCCTTTCCGTAGGCATTGCACACTCAAAAACCAGAACAAAAACAGTAAAAGAAATAGTCGAAGGCGTGGAAGAAAAGTGGGTAAAGCGCTGGACTGAGCACGTGTGGCCTGACACAGATGTTGTGATGATAAATTACGACATGCTGGATGCGTTTAACGACGCCGTAAAAGATGTGTCGTGGGACTTGCTGATTTGTGATGAGGCGCATCTTTTAAAAACAAAGACGGCACTGCGCACATTATGTGTGTTCGGCGGGGCACGAAAGGGTGCCAGAAAAAATGGAATACAAACCAGAAAGCCAAAGACCTATACTGCAATTGAAGCAACCAAGACACTGTTTCTGACCGGAACACCTATTCTATCCAAGCCGGTTGAGCTATGGAACCTTATTAGAATCTGTGATCGTCCCGGTCTCGGTAAGAACTATGATGATTTTGTCTTCGACTTCTGCGGTGCATATTATGAAGGTGACCATTTAAATGTTATGGGAGCATCCAATTCCGACGAATTGAATCGGCTGATGCGTGAGAGATTTATGGTACGCAGAGACAAGCGCTCTGTATTAAAAGAATTGCCAGACAAGACTCGCGAATTGATAATGTTGCCGCAGGATAAATTAGAGAAGCCAGTTAAAAAAGAACTGTCTCGAATGGAATCTGCGCTGAATGTGTACGAAAGTATAATTGGAATAAGCGAAGAAGACCGGTCATTCCGATACATAAAGGCCATTGAATCTCTCACAGACAAGCTTGCAAAAGCACTCGAAGAACAAGACAGCGAAACTCCTAATTGGGATTTAGCTGTAAAGACAATGGAAGAACCTGATCAAATTTTGTTCACAGAAATAAGTCTGGCACGAGAAGAAGTTGCAATTGCAAAAGTTGGAATGGTGGTAGAACACATCAAGAAGCTGGTAGATTCCGAGGAGCCAGTGATTTGTTTTGCGTATCACAAGTCTGTGATATCGACAATAAAAGAACGCTTGGAGAAGGTAGGCATAAGCGTTGGTGTGGTCACAGGATCAGTGGCATCAAACAAGCGGCAGCAGGTCGTTGACGACTTTCAATCAGGTTCGTACGATGTGATCCTTGGAAACATAATCGCCATGGGTGTTGGCTTCACGCTAACGCGTGCCAGTTTCGTTGTGTTCGCTGAGTTGGATTGGGTGCCAGCACTCATCGAACAGGCTGAAGACAGGGCGTGGCGGTACGGCCAACTTAATGCTGTACTTGTCCAGCATCTTGTGGTAGATGGGTCCATCGAAGCACGGATGGCGATTGCGCTGTTGGACAAAATGGGAGTAATACATGACACACTGGATTATCGCGATACCCCTTATCCTTATGACGACGATGTCAGCGATGGCTGAGACTCCGTGTCGAACGAATCACCGAGGTCAAGCCGTCTGTAAAGACGCCGCTGGTGACCAGTGGACCCAGCGAAAAGACCATCGAGACAGGACCATTTGGGTCAATCAAAGAACACATGAACGGGTTCGCGAGCGGGTGAACAACAACCGTGGCGTGGACTTCATCGCATCCAATGGCGCAACCGTTGGACGCACCACTAAGCGATCCGGGAATCGGACCCGCATTGAATCCAGCGGGGGTATTCTCGTGTGCCGACCTGATCCTAAAAGGCTCATACGCTGTCATAAAGAGTAATTACCTGTTGACACGTTGTAAAACACCTAGTACAAAGCTATCACACAAATAAGGAAAAAGCATGGAAAGCCCATGGATTTTAACGGCATCAGGCCGTAAGTACCACTATTTCAATAACGACCCGACTGAATTTCACGTACCAGACATGGCAGCATCGCTGTCGAGAATATGTCGGTACAACGGGCACCTGTCAGATCAATACGACGACGACATTTACAGCGTGGCACAACACAGTGTGTATGTGTACTGGCTGTTGGTGAAGGTCGGTGCCCCAAAGCGCGCACTGCCGTGGGCCATTGCTCATGATATGCCAGAAGCCTATTGGACTGATGTGCCAAGCCCTCTCAAATCCATTCTGCCGGAATACAAGCGCTTGGAGCACGGCGCTGGGGAGCTTATGCGCCACTATCTAGGCATTCCGCACGACGACGAAATTGAACGTGTTGTCAAGTGGGCTGATATGCAGATTCTCTATGCCGAAAGTCAGGAGATAACCAGCATCCCATCGGAACTGTGGGATACTGGAATGAAAGCCGATTACACGCTACAGGAGATTGACGAAAACTTCTGCCTGTGGCGTCCGAGATTGGCAAGGAAAATGTTCATGCAGGAGTACGACAAAGCAATGCAACACGCACACAAATCAGGAGGGCTGCAGTATGCCAACGCATCTTAATATGCGCTACGCGGAGATTGAATCTCTGTGGCCCGGAATCCAAGCATTCCAAGCCCTCGCCGACCAATACGGCGTGCCGGATATTTTTGCTGACAACGGCGGAAAGGTTGTTCAACTTGCCGTTGCAACAGGTCTCGATATTGTGCCCGGACGAATGGGAGCAGACTACGCCGACCGCATGGGAAATGAATACGAGGTCAAGACGGTAAACACCGCCAAGAACGTTCGGGGTTTCACTACCAATCACCATCTAACCAAGAAGACGATTGGTAATTACCGCACGCGTCGGTGGGTGTTTGCAATGTACGACAACATCACGCTGGATGAAGCATACCTTGTAGAGTCAATAGAAATGGAATCAATTTTCATGAAGTGGGAGTTGGCACTTGGGGGAAAGAGGGACCACCTCAACAATCCAAAAATCCCCATTGACTTCGTCCGCCAAGTTGGTACGGTCATGTATATGAAAGACGTGGCCCCGGCATGGATTTCTGGTAAGAAAATGGCGGTGGCGTGACACACACTAAATTTCTTGAAGCAATGGTCCTCGTCACGCTATTCTGCGTGGTGGGGGCGACAACGGCCTACGGAGAAGATGTAGACTTCTTCTGCAACAGTGCTACCGCCGCCGAGGCATCTGTGGACCCAGAAATACGAAAGCAACTAATTGAGACCACTACCTGTGGCTATTTTACACAGAGATATGGTTTCATGTCTAAAGGCACGCTGACACACGTAAAAGATGTTGACGGGACAGACAAGTCAGTCTATTTTGTTGACTATGGAAATGGCACCTACACATACACGGTAAAATAATGCAATCAGCATTCGATCACATAATCTTCGACATTGAAACGAACGGGCTGCTCCCGGCGCACATTGACCCGCCGTTCTGCATGGACCGTATTCATTGCCTGTCTATAAAAGACATAGAAACCGGAGAGCATCGCAGTTATGTGAACGACGATTTATTTCCTCTGAATTCTCTGGTCCTTGATGCCCTGCGTGAGTTGGGCCACAATTACGTGCGTCCATTGTCTGAAGGTATTGAGTTATTGTCGAATGCCGTGACCTTGATCGGTCACAACATAATTGACTTTGATCTACCAGCAATTGAAATGATCTATCCAGACTTTCAAACGGACGCGCGCATAATCGACACACTGGTTATGGTGCGCATGTGCTTTGCTGACATCAAAGAAAAAGACTTCAGGATGGCTGCACGTGGCACACTTGAGGGTAAGTTCATTGGTACGCAGGGTTTGGAAGCTTGGGGACAGCGGCTTGGTTTGGCCAAAGGCGATTACAAAAAAGATCGCGAATTAGAATTGAAGGCGCTACACAAAGAGCGCAGCCTAGAGCCGCCCACAAAAGAAGAACTGCACCACTATGTGTGGGGCACGTGGAATGTGCCAATGCACGATTACATGGTTCTCGACGTGGACGTCAACGACAAATTGTGGATCAAGATTGACGAAACCAATTGGTCGCGCGAGTCGATGCGTCTTGAGCACGAAATTCACGCACTTATGGTGCAGCAGGAACGCAACGGGTTCTTCTTTGATGAAGTCCGCGCACGCAAGCTTGGAGACAAGTTGCAGGCCGAATATGATATTTTTGCAGGCGAAGCAACCGACGAGATTGGACGCTGGTTCCGCCCATCACGTTGGCATTCTCAAGAAGAGGATGGCTCTGGAATTGATTTAGATCGCGGCGAGAATAAAAAACGCCGTTCGTGGGGCAACATCGACGTACCAAAGCGCACGATAAGCTACTCCAAATCGAATGCAAAACTAGATGGCGACTATCGAAAGATGCGCGCCAGTACTGTAAAAGACGTGCCATTCGTACGTGTGGAACTGCGCGACTTTAACCCCAATAGTCGCCAGCAGATTGTTGATCGGCTGTCACATCTTTATGGGTGGACACCGCAGGACTTCACCGAGAAAGGTAGCCCCAGAGTTGACGATGAGATTCTGCGTAACTTAGTAGACGAGATACCGCTGGCAAGGGTGCTCGCTGAGTTGTTCTACTACAAAAAGCGTATAGGGATGGTTGTAGACGGAAAGAACGGCTGGTTGAAGCTCCTACGAAGCGACGGGCGTATTCATGGGCGAGTTAACGTCGGTGGCACTGTCACCGGTCGCGCTACGCACTCACGTCCAAATATCTCTCAGGTACCCGCCGTAAAAGTATTGGAGACGAAGGATTACAACAAGGGCCTAGATTGGATTGTCGAGCACAAGGATGCTGGGACATTCGTGGACGCCAGTTGGAGCGAGAAAAAGGGTGAATGGGCTATCTATGTTCGTGGGCGTAAAGGCGACCACGGGTGGGATTGCCGTGAGTTATTTACTGTTCCGGTTGGATATAAATTAGTTGGTTGTGACCTGTCCGGCATTGAATTCCGATGCCTTGCAAATCTGACATTCCAGTTCGATGATGGTGAACTTGTTGATATCGTTCTCAACGGGGATATCCACCAGAGGAATGCAGACAGCGCCGGTATTTCGCGGTCCATCGCCAAGCGTCTTTTGTACGCAGCCATGTATGGAGGTGGGGACGGCAAGTTAGGATCAATCGTTGAGCCACTAGCTTCTGAAGGACGCCAGCGTTCACTAGGAAAGCAGTTGCGTGCCAAACTTATGGCAGCTATGCCGTCCTTGAACAAAGCGATCAAGGAGATTCATAAAGAAGCGCGTAAGAACGGCAACACTATTGCGGGCCTCGACGGACGCCGCCTTTATATTAGGGCCAAGCACGCCGCCTTGAATATGCGGTTGCAGTCAGATGGGGCTTTGATCGCCAAGAAATGGTGTCTCATGGTTGACGACGCCTTCTATGCGGAAGGCTGGGATCACGGCGTAGGTAAGGAATACGCGTTCTGTAGCTGGTCTCACGACGAGATTCAAATCTCAGTGCGTGAAGACTTGGCAGAACGCGCCGCCGAGATTATGGAACAGATGGCACCTGAAGCTGGCAAGTACTTCGGGTTCAACTGCCCTGTGGCGGCGGAGTCGAATATAGGTATGACGTGGGCTGAAACTCACTAAAATAACTCTTGACAAGGATTGAAGCTCTGATATAAGGGCACTACTAAGGAAACGAATCATGAACGTACTATTTTTTGACACAGAAACAACCGGGCTTACGAAGCCAAAGTTGGATCACTGCCACCCAGACCAGCCAATGCCTGTTCAGTTAGGTATGAAGTTGGATGCTGCAAACCGTGCGGAAATGGGTGCCGTTAACTTCATGATCAAAACTCATGGACAATGGAAAGTAGACCCTAAAGCTGCGGAAATCACTGGCATCACAAATGCTCTGGCTGACGAGTTTGGGACTGAGCTTATTTCTGCATACGAGGTGTGGCTCGATTACGTCGCCACAGCCGATATCTTGGTTGCGCACAATGCCGCGTTCGATATTGTAGTAATGCGTCACGCAGGAAAAGTGTATGCGGACGAAACCGGCACCGAATACCGCGATCCGTTTGAAGGGAAGAAAGTTATCTGCACGATGCTTGCCAGCATTGATCTGATCAAGGCCACGCCAAAGAGGCGCAGGCAGTGGAAGTGGCCAAAACTGGAAGAGTGTACACAGAAGCTGTTTGGGTACAAATCTGACGGAGCACACGATGCGCTAGTGGACGTCAGAGACACAGCCAGAGTATTTTATTACCTCATGGATACGGGAGTATTCGAACGTGAGCAATCTAAAACTAAATGAAGGTATTGTCCAGTGACTAAGACATATTTTGATGAACTGATCGCCAATGGTGTGCCGGATTCAATCCCACAAGATGGTTTTGCGTTCGAAGACCTTTACGACGAACACATTGCCAACAACCAAAAGACGTGGAAACAAGATCGTCGGTTGACAGTCGGTGCGTCTGAGTGCTTTGGGTGTATCCGTAAGACGTGGTTCACCAAGCGCGGACACGAGTTCGGCGTCAAGACAGACCCGGATCACGAAGACAATTGGGGTGCTATGGAACGTGGCAACATGATAGAAAACCACTTCATTGTCCCGGCAATGGAGAGTGGTCTGCGCCGACGTGGTATGGACTTGATCATGGCAGGAGACGGACAAGACACCATCATTGATGGCATCCATTCCGCGACACTTGACGGACTCGTTATCGACGCCCCTTCCGATGTTTTGGCATTCTACGATGTGCCTGACATTAAGTCCGATTGTTTCAATCTTGAAATGAAATCGTTTGACCCGCGCCTGACGCTGGAACACGAAAAGCCGGTTCACCGTGGGCAGGTGCAAATGCAGATGGGATTGGTTCGTGACACCACGGACTACAAGCCAGAGTTCTCGGCTCTGATGTACATCAACGCATCTTGGTTGACAGACATGCGCTTGTTCCCTATTCCGTACGACGACGCGGTTTACAATATTGGGCGCGCCCGCAACGAAAAGGTTTTTGCAGAAGACACAGCCAACGCGTTTGCCACAGAAGGCAAGCTGGATGGCCTATGCAAGTACTGCAATTATCAGGACGCCTGCAACGAAATAACGCGGGAGCGGGTACCTTCAGCAAGAAAAGCGTTGAACAAGCAAGAAATCAGCGAACAGGACCAGAAATTCATTGACAGCCTTACGCCCCTTGTGTTACAACGAAATACCCTCAGTAAAGTTGGTAAAGAAACAAAGGTCGCCCTTGAGGAAATCAACGAGCAAATCAGGCAAGCGTTGATCGCCAAGGGAGAAAGTCGCGTAGTTGGCGGAGATTGGAAAGTCACATACACATCACAGGCTGGACGAAAAACCCTGTCGAAAGCATTAATGATTGCTGACGGCGTTGACCCCGATAGATATATGCAGGAAGGCGGCAGCTTTGAAAAGCTGACTGTTACGGCAGTACAATGAACGCAAAAGAACAAACATACATCGACACTATCTTTGCCAAGGCAACAGTGTCAATGCAAAAGGCCAAGAAAAAATTCCCCCAGCCAAATTATGTCGCGCTAAAAGTGGCAGAAGAAGCTGGTGAAGTTGTCCGTGCGGCAGTACATTACGCCGAGGATCGCCTAACTTGGGAAGAGCTTGAGGGTGAGGTGGTCCAAACCATCGCCATGCTCTTGCGCTTACTGACTGAGGGTGATCAGGTCAATGGGGTGATCCCACCACATCTTAAATAGAATTCCGCATGAGCGGATTGTCGTCACACTTGTCGGTGGGTGTGTCGGGTTAATTTAAGCACCGTCAAACAAGAGACCAAAAAACAAGGAAACCATACGATGAGTAATTCACTGGTAGATCAGTCTGCACAGAACGCAGTAATGAACCACGAAGGCGCTGACCCGTTCAGCGCAGGCGCGGAAGCCGGAATGTCCACCTACGTTAAGTTTCGTGGGGCCAGCGGCGAGTATCTCGCAGGTTCGGACGAAGACGAAATCGCCCACGGTACTAAGTTCATCGCGAACATCTTTGAAGCGCGTTGGATTTGGTCGTTCTGGTGGGATGGCAAGGTGATGGGAACGGTTGATGAACTCCTTCGGGAACAACCGTTGCTGAATAAGCACATGCCAGACTTCTTGCCGGATGATCCTGAAGGCGACATTGATATGACGCTGGACGAAATCCGCAAGATGCAGAAGGAAGACCCGGCTAATTTCCGGGACGGGTGGAGCATCCAAGCTTCGTTCGAAATGCTGTCCATGGACGGCAACGACGAGGAATACACCATGCGCTTGGGTGGAGGAGTCAGCATTCGCGGCTTTGATGCACTGCGTAAGGCGTTTGGTCGTCGTTACAAGATCGAGGCCGGTAAAGACCCGGTTATCGAACTGACGACTAACAAGTACAAGTCGAAAGTGAAGGGTGTTGGTACTCGCCACGCCCCTGTGATGAAGATTGTTGACTGGCTGTCGCCGGAAGACATGATGGCCGCGACTGGCGAAAATGATGCAGACTATGATGATGATGTGGCGGACGCTCCGGCACAAGAGTCAGAAAAGGTAGCGGATACGCCAGCAACGGAGAAAAGTGAGGCCCCCACAGGCCGCGCCGGACGCCGGGGTGCGCGCACCAAGAATCTTGGTTGACACGTAGATTCTAATGAAATAAGGTAAGCCCATCCCGACATGGGCTTACCTTAATCACATCACAAGGAGATAACTATGTTTATTACACCAAAGACCGTGGCCCAAGCAATCGCGCCATTTGAGAAGATCAAGACCAACTTGAAGATTGTTCTGGATGCACAGCGTGCACGGAAGGCTAGTGCGGAAAGTCGTATCAAGACCGCCCGCGCAACCGTTAAGCAGGTCGAGAACACCGAGAATGCAACAATCAAGTCCGCCGTGGAAGAAGAACTCCGCGCCGCAGCCTTGATCGCAAATCTCGAAAAGTTGTTCAGTGCTGACGCTCCCGTCAATGTTGATGCCATGTCGCCATCCAAAAAGGCCGACGCCGGACACAAACTGGAAAGCTAAGCAAATGGGCATTACGCTTACAGATCATCAGTGGGCCGCTGTGAAGCGGGCCGCTGATTGGTATGAGAATGCCAGTCAGCACTACGAACCGAGTTATGATCGGTTCTTCGGAGACACAACAGAAGATAGTTCAGTCGTTGGCCAGTCTTTTGTGTTCGCAGGATATGCCGGATCGGGTAAATCAACCTGTGTTGGCACAATGATCGACCACCTGAAATTGACCGAAGAACAGGTCATGTACATGGCACCGACAGGCAAGGCGGCGAAAGTCTTGACCGGTAAGCTGCGTGCTGATGGGTGGAACCAACCGGCTACGACAATCCACAAAGCTATTTATATGCCGCGTGGAGCCAAGGCTGACGTTATCCAAAAGGATTTGGAAGCAGCAGAAATGGCACTCGAAACGCGCCGTGACGCCGACAGTGATGCTGACGACAGATTCGAGGCTATGTCAGATCGAGAGCTTGAAGTGCGTGTGGCAGAACTTGAAAATGCACTGCGTGAAGCAATGGATTCTGAGGGACCATCATTCGCCCTCAAGCGCCCAGAGGATATACCTCCGGGAATCAAGCTATTCGTTGTTGATGAAGCGTCAATGGTAGGCACAGAAGTGGCCAACGATCTTCTACGATTCAACGTCCCTGTGCTGGCTATCGGCGACCCCGGACAGTTGCCGCCCGTGGCAGACGAGTGGGGTTTTGCCATGGAAGAACCAGACGTTTTCCTGACAGAAATTCATCGGCAAGCTGCTGACAATCCGATAATTCGGCTGGCGACGCTGGCGCGAAAGGGTGAGTTGTTGCGCCCCGGTGACTACGGTGATGGTGTGAAGGTCGTGAAGAGGCAAGACGACGACGTTACCCTAAACATGGATCGTGATGCCATGATACTTGTTGGCACACACAAAAAGCGGTGGATGATCACCAAGAAAATTCGGGCGGCTTTAGGTATCACTGCCACCGGCCCGATGGCTGGTGAACCAATCTTGGTGAACAAGAACTCTCGCCAATTCCCATCACTGGTAAACGGTACCATCCTCATGAACACGACTGATCACGGAGACTTGATCGGCGGAAACACTCGTATTAAACTGGACCTTTTGGACCCAGAGGCGGAGAACCTTCCGTACGGATTGTGGGGCGCGCAGTGCTTCTTTGAAGAGCACTTGTTCCGCAAGCGCAACAGCTATAGTGGGTCACCACAAGAAGTGTTTCGCGCTAAGGTATCGTGTGAGCAAATGGATTGGGGCCACGTGCTGACGGTCCACAAGTCGCAGGGATCGGAATGGGACGACGTTGTCGTGCACGACGAAAGTGGTGTGTTCAGGGATCAAGGGGCGCGGTGGCTGTATACTGGAATCACGCGTGCGGCAAAGCAGCTAACGGTGGTGATATGATACAAGAAGAAGACGTTGAATATATTCGCAAGAATACAGACATGCTGGGAACGGTATTAAGTGTTGACTCCGATGATTTGGCTGTATACATTCAAGACCTAAGTGAACTGGTACTGAAAATGGCCGCACAAATTAAAGAACAGCAAGCGAAACTAACATCGCTTGAGAACCGCCTATGGATGGCAATGAACGAAGGTTAACTATGACGACACCTATTGTAGTGGCATTCACTGGGAAGCGCGGTTCTGGTAAATCCGAAGCGGCGCGAGTTCTGGTAGAGAAACTTGGTTTCCGTGAACTTAAATTTGCGGACCAATTGAAGAACATGCTTCGCGCCATGTACCAGACATGTGGCGTTGATGTTAACACGGTCGAACGCAAGATCGAGGGCGACCTAAAAGAGGTTCCGTGTGAATGGCTTATGGGGAAGACTCCACGCTATGCCATGCAAACACTTGGCACTGAATGGCGCAACATGATCAACACACAGTTGTGGTCAGAAATGTTCAGGAAGGCTGTTCTGTCTGGTAATCTTGGAGACAGGATCGTTTGTTCTGATTATCGCTTCGAGCACGAAGGGGTGATTCTAGATGAGCTTGGTGCCGTCAAATATCGCATCGTTCGCCCGACCGCTGACGCGGTCTCAGATAAAGCATCACAGCACGCATCTGAAACGGAGCTTGATAATATCCCTACAGACTTCGACATCATAAATGACAGAAGTATCGGTGATCTACAAGTATCCGTGCTGGAACTAGTCATGGATGGAATGAAAATTAGTGGTATCAATGTGTTTCCAACACGTTACCCAGAGGGTGGGTGCATGTCCAAACCACTAGACGAAGACTGGTTTAAACACAATCATCAAACAGTTCGGATAGACTGATGTACCGAAACGACTCGATAACTGCTACCCAGATCGAAGACGCTCTATTCAAGAGACACGACAAAGATATGTGTTTTCGCGAATTACGCCTGTCGTCTGGGTTTGCAAATCAGAGTCGTGTTGATTTCTTGGCGCTGAACGTCGCCCCTTCTACAGGCAATAAGGTAGATGCGTACGAGATTAAAATCTCTCGCGCCGACTTTCGCCGGGATTCCTTCATCAAACAGCGCGGCGCTAGACTGTTTTCTGATCGGTTCTGGTACATCGCCCCGGTTGATATAATCCCTCGCGACGAGATTCCAGATTGGGCTGGATTGCTTGAGATTGACTGGCACTGTTACAAATATACCAGTTCCAAACCTTTCTTAAGAATTAAAGAGGTGATTTCTGCGCCTAAGCGTGATAAGGACATCCCAGCATGGGGCCTTGTTGTGTCAATGGTACGCAACGCAGTGAAGGAGAGTAATCGTGAATGATGCGGAATTCAGCATAGCCGGAGAGCTTAGAGAGTGGCGTAAGCACGTATGCCGGTCTGATGGAACATACGTGCTATGGGGCTTCATTTACGACGACGTTCGTAACAGATTTCCAGATGGTCAGTGGGTGCACACCTCCCGCATTGATAATATTGTTGGGGACTTGGCCTACACATTTACTGGATCGGTCTACCGATTGGTCGGAGATAAGGCAGGAGAGGACGTTAACATATGGGCATCCTGAAATTAGCTGCACTGTTGTTTGTTGGGGCATGCGCGTCAGCGCCTGCCTACGCCGGAAATGATCAATTGATACACTTCATCTGTGAGACACCAGACGAAGTTATTCCAGTGATCCACATGGTTGAAGGTGGTGACCTTGTATATGGAATCACCGATCTACCCGGATCGTGTCAGTGGGCCAGAGACGTATATCCAGAAATGCACGCCCGCGTGGGTTCGATTGGAAAGTTATTTGAAAGCGTCCGTCTGGATAATGGCGACCGTGTGTGGGTCGGAGAAGTTACCATGCCTAATGGCAAGGTCCATTACTCGGCAGGATATTACAATTTAGTGTCTTAGGGGATACACATGATCGAGAGATTGCAGAGAGAGATACGCGAACGCGAAGAGCTTATTGCGAAGATTAGAAAAGAATGTGCCCACCCGGAGTCCGCCGTTGATATAGAGCCTACTTCGGTGCGCCACAGTGTATATGAAGACAGCGATGATGGATTCATTGGCGGATTTGTTGAAAAGACTCTGGAGGGCGAGCGGCACCATTGTGGCCTGTGTGGCAGCATCTGGACCATGGTGGATGGGGCGGTATGGACCAGAATGTGGTAACCGGACAAATAACCGGCAACAAACATCGGCAAAAATAGCTATTGACATCATTAAGCCTTTGTGCGAAAACATTAATACAGAAAACAAAGTCGGCAACGAACCGGCCAAACAACCGGCAAAATAAGTGGCAAACCAGATATGAAGACGTGCACCAAATGTCACATACCAGCGCCAGAAGTGGGTATTGGTACTAACAGATATTGGTGCAAGAAGTGTCGAGCCAAAGCCGCAAGAGACTCCCGAAAAAAGCCAGAGGTAAAGTCCAAGTCCAAGTCCAAGTTAAAACTTAAGCGTCTATCTGAAATAACCGATACAGAAAAGACGTGTGTAGACTGTCGTGAGTGGAAGGCACATAGTGAGTTTCACAAAAGCAAGAGAGGGCGGAGAGGGCTAAGCGCTTACTGTAAACCCTGTGTGAAGAAAAGATATTATGATGCAGATAAAAGTCGAGAAGCCTCTACCCGGTACAGAAAAAACCATCCAGAAAGACGCAGATCGCAGCAAAGGCTATATCAATTCAAGAGGCGCACTCAGATAGAAATAACGAGTGACAAGTCTGTGACCGATGCCTTCTTAAAACAATTGTATGCCCAAACGCATTGCCATTATTGCAAAAAACCTATACAACGAAAGCATAGAACCGCAGATCACAAGACTCCGCTATCCAGAAATGGTGCGCACACGGCGACAAATTTAACGATGGCGTGTGGAACATGCAACAGTAAAAAAAGAAACCTAACAGAACAAGAGTTCAAGGACAAAACAGAATGACAATAACAGCAAAAGTTATCGCCGATAGTATCGGCCCAAACACCTCCCGCCTCACCACCTTTCAATTGAAATACCCACGGTTCATTCATGCTGAATTTTTAACTCACCGCCAGTTTAGCCGGAACGCATCGTCCAGTCGAGCCATCCCTGTTGAGAAGCAAATTCAGATGATCCGCGAAGACACAGCGATGCCTATTCATTGGGGCAAGAATCAGAAGGGCATGCAGGCGGACGAGGCAACCGATGCACCAGTCAATCTGTGTAAAGCAACACAAGGATACGACCGAGTATACAGAGATTTCACGGCGCAGGAAGCGTGGCTTGAAGCCCGCGACCGGGCGATTGAGGTTGCTGAAGCTTTTGTTAAGGCGGGTTACCACAAGCAAATCGTCAACCGCATTCTCGAACCATTTTCTCACATTGTTGTAGTGGTCACAGCGAGTCAGTACGACAATTTCTTTGCATTACGTTGCCACCCAGACGCCCAGCCGGAGATTCGGGCACTGGCTGACGCTATGTATGCTGCGAGAGATTCGTCAATACCGCGCTACCTTCCCGTTGCTCTGGATTCAAGAGAACAATTAACAACATCAAATTGGCATTTGCCATATGTAACTGAGCAGGAACAAATCCAAAATCAGCATGAACCTTCCGTGTATCCGATAGGCAATTTAATCAAGTGCAGCGCCGCACGTTGCGCGCGTGTGAGCTATCTGACACATGATGGGGCCTCTCCATCCTTAGAAGCTGACTTGGCACTGCACGACCGCCTTGTTGGGTCTCAGCCTATTCACGCGTCCCCTACAGAACACCAAGCAACGCCTGACACCAGAATATGGGTCGAAGACCTAGATATGTGGGAGCACCCATACTTGCATGGCAACCTCAGTGGGTGGCAGCAATATCGCAAGATGATTGATGGAGAATGTGTCGCCACCTACGTCCGATGAAGGCCACGATAACCTTCACTGACCGGGGTGCTAGGACGGTAGAATTCGACCTAGATATCGACGTTCCAGATGAGGACAAAGACTTGGATCGCCCAACTCCGGCGGCGATCCTGTCCCTCGCCACCAAGGCCATGTTCGAAAACGGAATGCTCGCAAGGGCTGGGCAAATAGCATTGGAGGGCGCTTCAGATGGGATAAACCCGGCAGACGCAATCAAAGCGCACTTTAAAGAGAATAAATAAAATGACAGCACCAACACGTGACGATCTTATAAATTTACGTGAGACTGAGGGCATGACGCGAGAACAAATCGCTAAGCATTACAATGTAAGTCTCACAACGGTACGCCGCTGGATCAAAGACATGAACATACCACGCCCGACCAAGCAGGCGCGGAACACACACGCGAGCCACCTAACAAGATTTGGAGAGATTGTCGCTGAACCCGATGATGGGATCACGGTAATGGAGCGCGCAGAAACTATTCTTGGTGCACGGCTCACTGTACGGCGTGGGTATGGATATTACCTAGATGGTAAACCAGCCAATACGGAAAAGGTAATTCGCACGGCTGGGCTAAAATTTAAGGATGAGAAATGACTATGAACATCGAGAGAACATCGGACGAGTGGTTGGCACAACCAGCGTTTTCAGGGGTACTTATAATGGACCCAGACGGTTGGGACCGAAAGAATCTGGAACAAAGTTGGGGCGAGAAGATTACACAACGAGAGTTTGAATCTCGCATGATTCGGAGTACTGTGCAAATTCTACCAGACAGCCCGATGCACCCAAGAAATATGTGAAACATAACCCTGTGGCTCTTGACAGTGGTTTAGTTTGACTCTGGCTAATTATTGGCCTACGTTACTAGAACATGCTACCAGTGTAGCAACCCCCACAACCTATTGTGCCGTAACACGCGCCGACCGGCCTGCGTGACGGCATCTTTTGTTCAATTGGAGAACTTCATGACAAACCAGAGTATCCGCGCGCAGATTGTCGAGCGCCGCACTTACTTACGTCCAACCAATTCAAGCGGTACTGAATTTGAGACGCCGAAACAAGCATGGCGCAGAGTTATCAACCACCAGCATTGGCTGTGGGAGCGAGCTAAAGGTGAACCTCTGGACATTGTGGAACTGGCTGAACTTGAAGAGCTTTATGGATTATTCATGAGCCGAAAAGTTACTGTGTCCGGGCGCACGCGCTGGCTTGGCGGTACAGATGTTGCTAAAAAGCGCGAATCTTCGCAATTTAATTGTGCGTTCGGTGAAGTCCAGACCGTACACGATGTGGTCGATACGATCTGGTTGTTGCTGCAAGGCTGTGGCGTCGGGTTCCGGGCTAATGTTGGTGTTCTAAATGGATTCACTGTACACATTGACGAGATTGAGATTGTTCGGTCAACCAAAGTATTGCCGCGCGACAAAGACGGCAATCCTATTTCCGATACGGCGCTCAAAGGAAACCCAAAGAATGTAGAGACATTTGACAAAACCACTGGCGTGTGGACCATCACGGTTGGGGACAGTGCCGAAGCTTGGGCAAAGTTTTTTGGAAAGATCATGGCGTTCAAAGGCCGCGCCAAGAAGCTTGTCGTAATTTGTTCTGAGATTCGTCCGGCTGGATATCGCTTGTCTGGTTACGGTTGGATTTCTTCTGGCGACTCTCAATTAATTCTCGCCGTCGAAGGAATCTTCGAAGTAATGAACCGTAGCGCTGGAAGAATCTTGTCAGCCATCGACGTGTTGGATATCGAGAATCACCTTGGAACCATCTTGTCTTCACGGCGCTCTGCGGAAATTGCATTGTACGAATACGGCGGTCCTGAGTGGGAAGCATTTGCAGTAGCAAAGAAAGATCACTTTGAGAAGGGTTTACCACATCGCGGCATGTCCAACAACAGCCTCGTGTTTTATCACAAGCCAACCCGGCGTCAGTTGAATAAAATCTTCAAGATGATCGAGCAAGCTGGTGGGTCAGAACCCGGATTCATCAACGGCGAAGCAGCACTAAAGCGTGCCCCTTATTTCAAGGGTGTCAATCCGTGCGCCGAGATTCTTCTCGGAGACAAATCATTCTGTAACTTGGTAGAAACGGCTGTGTCACGGTTCAACGGCGACGAGAAGGGGCTGCACCGCGCTCACTGGCTTATTGCCCGTGCAAACTACCGCCAGACATGCGTAAACTTGGACGACGGCGTCCTACAGCGCACATGGCACGAGTTGAATGAATTCCTGCGCCTGTGTGGTGTTGGTGTTACTGGCATCGTCGGCTGGGAGTTTCACAAGGACCCGGAAGCGTGGCAGGAGCTACGTGAGGTAGCCACCGACGGTGTCAACAGTATGGCAGACGAACTAGGTCTGCCACATGCTAAGCTGGTTACTACAGTCAAGCCCAGCGGCACACAGACAAAGGTGTTTGGACAGGTCGGGGACGAACTTGGTGAAGGTGCCCACAAGCCTATGGCGCGGTACATTTTCAACCGCATCAACTTCTCGAAGGACGATCCTATTGTCGCTGCATGCGCCGAAGCCGGATATGAGATAGCGGTCAACCCTTACGACGATACTGGAAGGATCATTACCATTCCAGTAGAATTCACCGGCATGGAATTTGACACTGTTGAAATGGTGGTTGGAGGAGAGACTCGCACAGTTGAAGTGAACTTGGAAAGCGCAATCGACCAATTGGATCGCTACAAGTTGCTCCAAGAGAATTACGTCGATCACAATTGCTCGATCACTGTGTCATATGATCTTGGCGAAGTGCCAGACATTGTTGATTGGTTGATGGACAACTGGGACACCTACGTTGGGGTATCTTTCCTGTATCGGACAGACCCGACGAAGACTGCAAAAGACCTTGGCTTTCCATATTTGCCACAACAACCTGTGGATGAGAAGACATACAACGATTACGTTCAAGTGCTTTCGACTGTTAATTTCGAAGGAACGGATCGTGATGAGCTATTGGATTTGGATGATTGCAGTTCCGGTATGTGCCCAATAAGGTGATGTCTGCCTATAAATGGCATAAAGCGGCAATCGCAGACGAAGCGTCCCGATACAGGAATCGGGGTGCCTTCCGCATGGGGAGTAAACAGGCGTACGAAGCAGCCCGTCGCCAAAATATATTGGAAGAAATGTGTTCACACATGGCACCACCACAATATAAACGAAATGTAGATGATGTAATTACTGCCGCTAAACCGTATAATACAATGTCTGAATTCATTGCAGAATGCCCCAAAGATTACGACAGTGCTAGGAAAAATGGTTGGCTTGCTGTTATACGGGTGGGAATGGAACCAGCCACATTACCTTGGACCGAAAATAGAATTAGAGAATCGGCGTTTACCTGTGAATCTAGAATGGAATTTAAACATGAATATTATGGGGGATACCAAGCCGCCCAACGCTTAAATATTTTAGATAGCGTCTGCGCTCACATGATTAAAAAACCAAAGGTCCATGTGTATATGTACGCTGATACTGTCAATGCTTATGTAGGTATATCTGGATACCCCGATTCCTATAGACATCAAGATCATAAAAGAAGAAACGATGCAGTCGGAGAATTAACGCGTTCAGTTAGCTTAGTAATATTGACTAAAGATAAAATTCCGTGGGCGGAAGCCCGTGAATTGGAAAAGAATACAATAATACAAATGGCAAAAACACATAGAATTCTTAATATCCAAGATAATCCACAGAGGAAAGGTCATGATAAGTTTTACGCTGTACAAGCAAGTAGATGTTGAATGCAAATGGTGTGACAAATCTGTCACACTAATCCACTCATATGGCTTGGAGTGCGACGTGCGCCCGCTGACGCGGGAGAAGCTGTTAGTGTGGGCAGAGAAAGCCCACATGAAGACAGTGCCAATCATTTATCACGGTATGCGCCTCGTCGGTGGGTTCGACCAGTTGGAAAGCAATATAAGAGGCCAAAGATGGCCGGTAAACCGCCGCTGACGCGGCTTATGGGTCATGTATGGCCCATTACACCGTCATATGGTTCACGTGTGACGCAATAAGGAGACTATCATGTTGACAACCATTCTATGTGTCGTAGCATTTTTGGCGGGACTGTACTTGGGTCCTGCGGCTGAAGATGTCCTCAACTCAATCACCAATAAGAATTAGGATACTATCATGCTAAATATTCCCGACAATGTCCCAACAAAGTTATTGACTGTGGGGGCGAAACTTCCAACTTACGGTAGCGCTGAAGCCGCAGGCATGGACTTGTACGCCGACTTTACAAACGAAAATACGGAGTCGATTGTCTTAACACCCGGCACACGAAAACTGTTCAAGGTAGGGATCGCCGTGCAAATGCCACAAGGGGTATATGGACGCATTGCTCCGCGTTCTGGCATGGCATACAAGCACGGCATTGACGTAATGGCTGGTGTCATTGACAGCGATTACCGGGGCGAAATCGGTGTCATTCTGATCAATCACGGAGACGCAAACTACTGTGTTGGACACGGCGACAGGATCGCTCAGATGATTATTACCCCGTATATTCGCGGGGATATATTTTCGTCGGAATTGACCGAAACGGAACGTGGTGGCGGAAAATACGGGAGTACCGGTAAATGAAATAGGCCCGCGTCAGCGGGCCTTTTCTTTTGCTGTTTGATTAAAATCATCTATAATACTGATCGTCGTACGCAAGTCACGTTTACAGTGCTCAGCCATTTGCGTCAGCGACACTAAATGAATAGCCACGTCCCGTTGCGTTATCTCTGGATCGTCTGGATCAGGTGCCAACGGTAACTGCGGACAGCTTCTGTTCTGCGGTGGAATTGTTATCTCAGCGATATGCGTCTGTACCAATGGTCCATTTTGTCCAGTACAAGCGGACAAACTAGCGGTGACGCAAAGCGCGAAGAGTATTTTCGAGAACTGGGGCAATAGCACCATCGTCTTCATCCCTTGCACGTATGGCATCGTCACTTATCTGACGCAATTCTCCCTCACGGCGTTCGGCTTCAAGCCGCGCCAACTCAGAGATTGCTGCCGTGCGGTGCATTTGCTCTGTTAGGGCTTTCTGGGTGGATATTTCACCTTCCTGAATTTGGATGGTGATCGCTTGCTCCGCAACTATGCGGGCATTATCTACGGCGGTGTTCACAAATGAAACTACCTGTATCATAAGGAATCCAGCAATCAAAGCTCCTGCCAAATACATGAGCTTCTTGGGGCTGGAAAAGAATCCTATGATCGTTAGTAACATAGCCGCCTCGTGATTAATCTTTGGATTTAAGCATATTCCCGATGCCGCCATTGTAGTCAATGACAGAACCTGTAACATATGCTGCAACAGTTGTCAACACCAACGTTGATGCTGCGCCCATGTTTGTCTGAGGCGCGTCCGCAAACGATGTCGGCGCCGGTCTCGTCCTGGATCGCGTTGATCGTCTTGCCCTTGGGCGTCAGCCCTGAGGTTGTTG